TGGTCGCCAGCGGTGGACATTCGCTATGTCGTTCGGCCAGAAGGTCCGCTACGAGCGGCCGCTCGACCACGAGCTGACGTACCAAGGGAGCGAGTACCCAGGCTACGCGTTTCGCCCGTCCATCCACTTGCCGCGCTGGGCCTCACGCCTCACGCTGGAAATCACCGACGTGCGCGTGGAGCGGCTGCAGGACATCAGCGAGGATGACGCGAGGGCCGAGGGATGCGCGTTGCCGCCGTCGGTCAACGAGCAGGCCAGCCGCACGCTGCATCGCGTCGAGTACTTCAAGCTGTGGGAATCCCTGAATGCCGCACGCGGCTACGGCTGGGACGCGAATCCGTGGGTGTGGGTGGTTTCGTTCAATCGTGCCGCCGAGGTATCGGGTGGCCACGCTGCGCCAGTCTGATGCACCCGCGCCGTCGAACTCACCGGACGCACGCCAAGCCGGAGCCGATGCCCTTCGTCATCGGCACTGTGTGGCGCGCGTTGTGGTCCCTCTCTGGCGGTCCCGGCGACGTGCCCGTGACAGCGGATGAAGTCGCCCACTACATTCGCAGTGCCCACCCGCGATCGGCCGGCATGATGATGATCACGCACAACGACCTGATTGCCTGCCGGCGCATCCTCGATCAACTCGTCGGCAACGGGACCGCCACGCGCGGCGCCGATCGCCCCGCGGTGACCGGTCGTCGCCCTCGCACCTACTTCACGCAGCACGAGCCGACGTCATGACCGTTCGTTCGGGGGACCGCATTGCCACCGGGGTGAACGACACGCGCCGTCGGCTCGCCGTGGAAGAAGCCCAGGCGGGCGGCCTGCCAGAGCCGTTCACCGCCCGCGAGTGGCGCACCATGCGACGCGCGACGCTCGCGTATGCGCACGCGTTGGGCATTCCCGATCGCATCGAGACCTCGCCACTGGTGGGGAGCGCGCGCTGAATGGCTTCACGTCGCGCCGCGCAGAATCCGGATCGCCCACGCAAGACCCGCACGAAAAAGGCCGCAGATCCTGCGGTCTCGGCGAAGCGTGGGCGTGGACGGCCTTCTAAGCGACCATCACCGGATATGGTCGCGCAGGTCGAGCGACTGGCCGCAGTGGGGTTAAATGAGCAAGAAATGGCGCTCGTGCTCGACATGCACCGTGAGACGTTTGCAAAGTACAAGCCGGTTTTTTTCGACACCGCCATAGCAAAGGGACGCGCGGTGGGAAAAATGTCGAGCGGGCTTGTGGTGATGCGCGAAATGAATCGTGGTAACATGACGGCGGTCATTTGGTACGAGAAAACCCGATGCGGGTACCACGAGAAGACGCACACGGTGCATAGCGATCCGGACGGGCACGCGCTTTCTGCGGGTGGGACGCATGTAGCGGTTGGCATTTTCTTGCCGCCCAACGGACGTGACATCGCCGCTCCTGGGGAAGAAATCCCGGCGAGTTTTCAGGTCGTGGCGCTGCCGTCGAACGGGCGCGAGACGCCCCCCCGAGCCAACGGCTGACGACCGATAATGCCGCAAGGATCAGGACGGAGGGCGACGGGGACACGCGAGGTGGTCTCGACAGCACCCGTGTACGTGGCCACGCGCCCCGACGTGGACCCGTTCGACGAGAATGCGCCACTCACCCCGCAGCCGGGACCGCAGACGCGGTTCCTGTCGGCCAGTGCGGACATCGTCATGTATGGCGGTGGGGCCGGATCGGGAAAAACTCGAGCACTCGCGATGGAGCCAGCGCGGCACTCGCACGTGAAGGGATTCACGGCCGTGTTCTTCCGGCGCACGTACCCCGAAATCACGAATCCCGACGGGCTGTGGGACGAGAGTAAGAAGGTCTACGGGCGTCTCGGGTGGACGATGCGCCTTGGTGACCTGGAGTGGCACACACCGGCGGGTGGCCGTGTGAAGTTTGCGCACGCGCACACCGAAGCGGATGTCGAATCGTGGAAGTCCGCGCAGATCGCGCTGCTTCTCTTCGATCAGCTGGAGACCTTCTCCGAGTATCAGTTCTGGTACCTCGTCTCGCGTAACCGCTCCACCTGCGGCGTGCGCCCGTACATTCGCGCGTCGTTTAATTGTGAGCCGGGATGGCTCGCCGATTTGCTGCAGTGGTGGTGGGACCCTGAGACGGGCTATCCCATCGCGGAACGGGACGGCGTGGTGCGGTGGCTGGTGCGCGTGAGTGGCGAGGTGCACTGGGGCAGCTCTCGTGAGGAGCTGCTCGAACGCTTCGGTCCCCTCGTGATGCCGCTGTCGTTCACGTTCATCGCGGGACGTTTGAGCGACAACAAGATCCTCGAGACGAAGGACCCGAGCTATCGCGCGAAGCTCATGGCGCTGCCCATCGTCGAACAAGAGCGATTGCTCGCGCTCAACTTCAAGATCCGTCCAGGCGCCGGCAAAGTGCTCCCGCGCGCGAAGTTCAACATCGTGCACGCCGTGCCGTCCGACCTGGTGCGGGTGGTGCGTGGCTGGGACAATGCCGCGACGCAGGGCGCGGGCGACTGGTCGACGGCCGTGAAACTCGGGCAGCGCGCGAACGGGCGGTACATCATCCTGCACCGGTGGCGGGATCAGCTGGCCACAGGCGCGCGCGATGAGGCCATGAAGAACTTGGCCAAGAGCGACGGGCCGGCGGTGGAGATCGCGATCGCGCAGGAACCCGGTAGCGCTGGCAAGGACGTGGTGTTCTACACCGTCACCGAGCTCGCCGGCTTCAGCGTCACGGCGTACCGTGACACAGGAGACAAGGTCACGCGTTCGACGCCCTTCGGCTCGCAGCTGATGGTTGGTAACGTGGACATCTTCTGTTGGGATCCGGTCGAGATGGAGGCCTTTCTCCAGCAGGTCGACGCATTCCCCACAAAGGGCGTACCCGATGACGACGTGGACGCGACAACCAAAGCGTTCAAGCATCTCACCGCGGATGGCGTCGGCGCGGGCGAGTGGGGCGAGGAAGAGTTCTCGATCATCTGATCTGCCTTGCGCTTTTGGCACGGCTCGCCCAAACGTTCGCCCCATGTCTGATACCCGGTACACCTCGCCCCAACAGTCCCAGGCCGTGCCTGGCGTCGACGCGAACGCGGTGCTCGTGGCCGCCATCGGCCCGGATGCCGAGGCCCACGACCGACCCGACTGGCGAGACCCTGAGAGTCTCCACCTCGAGAAGACGTGGGAAACCTGCCGGGAGGCGTACGAAGGGACCGACGCGCTCATTGCCAATGCGCGCAAGTATCTGCCCAAGCACAAGAAAGAGAAGGCCGAAGACTACCGCGCACGTTGTGAGCACTCGGCGGTGTTCAACAGCTTCGCGGCCACCGTCAACGGCCTCAATGGGCTGGCGTTCGCGAAAGAGGCGACCCTCGGCTCCGATGTGCCGCAGAAGCTCCGGGATCATGCCGAAAACATCGATGGCGCAGGCACCACGTTGCATGGCTTCGCGCGGCAGCTCAGTCTTGACGGCCTGATGCTCGGTACGACCGGGTTCATGGTGTTGTATCCGACGCGGCCGGACGGCGCGACCGCGTTCGACGAGAAGCAAGGCACGTTGCGCCCGTACTGGCGCCAGATCGCCGTCGAAGACATTCACTCGTGGGACTTCGCGTCCGTCGGAGCGCGCGACGTGCTGACGCATCTCGTGGTGCGTGAACAGGTCCGACGCCGGCATGGGCGGTTCGGCAGCCGCATGGTGACGCAGTACCGTGAGTTCATCCACGATGTGACGTCGGACGAGGGGCTGGCCGCCCCGGTGACGTACATCGTCTGGGAAGAGGTCAAGCTCAACGACCGCGACAAAAAGCCGCCGCTCGTGCCCGTCTCGATCGGCACGATCATGAATGCGCGGGGCACGTCGCTCTCGCGGATCCCGTACGTCGGCGTGCTCTTCGGCTCTCGGCGTGGCAAGCTGTTCGCACGGCCGCCGCTCAAGGATTTGCTGGACCTGATGCTGAAGGCGTTCCGCATCGATAGTGACCGCTCCTATCTGATGCACTTGGCGTGCGTGCCTATCCCGGTGCGGAAGGGGTACAAGGCGCCGGTGTCAATGACGCAACTCGGCGACTCGCAGGGCGGCACGGTGCAGGTCGCGCGCGCGGGGGGTGGCAGTGTGGCCGCGCCAAACGTGCTCATGGATCTGCCGGCGGACACGCCGAATGCGTCGGGCGTCGACTTTCGATGGGCAGAGATCCAAGGGACCGCGTTTCAGCCCACCAAAGACGAACTCGACAAGCTCAAGGCAGAGATGGGCGCGATGGGGATGCAGTTCCTCGCGCCGTCCTCACGCGCCGCCGAGACCGCCGATGCGCGCCGCCAAGATGCGCGCATCGAGAACGCGACCCTCTCGTCATTCATGTCGACGCTGGAGTCGGCAATCGAAGAGGGGCTGATCATCCACGCTGAGTATCTCGGGCTTGAGATCCGCGCGAGCGGCGAGCAGTCGGGCGGCTCGTGGACGGTGAATCGCGATTTCGAGCGCACGATCTTGGGTCCCGAGATGATCAAGACGTATTCCGATCTCGTGCTCGCCGATCAGCTCACGCTCGAGACCTTCCTCGACTTGCTGGCGCAGGGCCGGGCGTTGCCCGATGGCTTCGATGCGACCCGCGAAGTGGCGCGGTTGCGTCAGCTCGCCGGGGATCGGGAGCGTCGCGCGGAAGACCTGGCGATTGAGCAGGCCAATGCGGCGGCCGAGGCGGCTGGCGCCGCAGGCACCGATCCGACGCCTCCCGCCGACGCGTTGGCCGCGGCTGCGTAACCCGTGGCGGTCTATGACATCCCGCCGCTCGGGCCCGGGTGGCACCTGCAGGCGCTCGTCGCGCGGTATCGCTTCTCAGAAACGATCTCGCGAGAGATGGTCGCCCTGTTGGAAGACGCGTATCGGCGTCTGGCGCAGCGACTTCAAGGGCTCGACGTGCTCGATCGTCGGGACCGCAACGGGCTGGAGGATCGGTTCCTGGAAGTGCGGCGGTTGCTCGATGAGGCGTACGGGACCGCGCAGCGCACCGTCACGGCCACCGTGCGCGAGTATGCCGCGCTGGAGTTGGAGATCGCGAACCGTCAGCTTCAGGCCCTCGCCGCCGTGCAACGCGCGACGACCGCCGGCGCGCTGGTGACCACCACGGCGGAGATGGCCACGGTCATCGGCGCCCCCGGGGCCGTGTCGGTCGTGACCTCGGCCCTGCCTCGTCAGCTGGTGGTATCCGCCGCGCGGTTGAACGACATCGTGGAGCGCGTGGACGTCGGCGGCATCGGGTTTGGCGAGTGGTGGGTGAAGGCGCGCGATGATGGGATCGCCCGCGTCCGGCGCGTCATTCAGACGGGGGTCGTGCAGGGGCAGCACCCGACCGAGATTGCCCGCCGCATCTGGGCGTCCCGCACACTGAAAGGGCCGAATGCGTGGCGGCAGTCACGCACCGTCGCCGAGACCGTCGCCCGCACCGTGGTCACGGCGGTCCAAACCGAGGCGCAACTGACCACTGAGGCGCAGTTCCCGAATGTCATTCGGGGCTACGTGTTCCGCGCCGTCCTCGACAGCCGCACGTCGGACATCTGCCGCTCGCTCGCGGATACCGAGTGGAAGGCCGGCGATCCGCGGATGCCGGTCCCGCCGTTGCACCCAAACTGCCGGAGTACCCTGGAGCCGATCGTCGATGTGCCAGGCATCGGGCGCACGACGTCGCACCAGCCGACGTACGAACAGTGGCTTCGGACGCAGCCGCCGAGGGTGCAGGATCTGATCATCGGAAAAGGGGTGGCCGAGCACTGGCGCGCGGGACAGACGCGCTTGGCCGATCTGCTCTCCGTCGATCGCCGCCCGATGACGCTCGCGCAGCTCCGGCAATCGCTCGTCACTGCACAACCAGAGAGTTATATAGCGTGGGTCTCGTCCCTGCCGGACGCGAGCCTCCGCGCCGTGCTCGGGCCGACCCTCGCGCGTGAGGTGCGCAGCGGCCGCGCGTCGATTGCCGATGTGCTCCGCCAGAGTGCGGCGAGCGGCATTGTTGGCCCCGTCTCCTAGCCCTTGCGCTTTTGGCACGGGCCGCCCTAGAGTGTGCCCATGGTCGGCGGGATGCTGGCCATCCAGAACAGCGCACGGGACGTGCCCTGTTGCTGACACTTACCTCTGGAGCCCATGCCCGAAATCATTCTCTCGCCCGTCGTCGATTCGCTGGAGACGGTCCCGGAATCCTACCGGGATCTGTATGAAGAGCGCGACGGAAAGCACATCCTCGGTAAGCCCATTCGCATCGACGACGTCAGCGAGATCAAAGGCGCGCTGGCGAATGAGCGACGCTTGCGACAGGAGCTCGCCGGCAAAGCCGGACAGCTGCCCGACGAAGTGAAGGTGAAGCTGCAGAAGGCGGAAGAACTCGAGCGCAAAGAGTTGGAGCGGCAGGGGCAGTATCAGGAACTCATCAAGTCGGCCGAGCAGAAGGCCGCGACCGAGATCCAGAAGTATCAGCAACGCGCGGACCGACTCAGCACCACGCTGACTCGCACGCTGGAGACCAATGCTGCCACGAGCGCCATCAATAGTGCTGGCGGCATCGTGAAGGGGCTGCTGCCGCACGTGCTCCCGGAGCTCAAGGCCGTAGAGAACCCCGACCGCGAGGGAGAATTCACGGTGTACGTGATCGACCCGAAGGCCCCGGACAAGCCTCGGCTCAATCTCAAGACCGGTGAGCCCCTTACGGTCGATGAACTCATCGCCGAGAAGCGCGAAGACGATGTCTTGGCCAAGCTGTTCAGCGCCTCGCCCGCCACGGGCTCTGGCGGCGGCGGCTCGAACTTCGCGAAAGGCTCCGCGCGCATCGTGAAGCTGACCGCTGAGGAAGCGAAAGACACGAAGCGCTATCAGCAGCTCAAGGACCAGAAAGCCAAAGGCGAGATCGACGGCGCCATCGATCACATGGGCCGCAAGATCGTCTGAGCCGTTCCGCAGGACCGCAGCACACGCAGTCGTAGGCGTAGGACGGTAGGACAATCGGATCCGTGTGCGGGATGCCACGGGTCACGCCGCGTGAAGCGATTCACGTGCCGCACGCGGGGCGTGCACCAGACCATGCCAACGGATTCCCCGTTGGCGCGATCGGTGCGCGCCCCGCTTCGCGTTGGGCCGGCGCACCTCACCAACGCAGACGAGGAACGCCACCGTGGCAACCAACGACATTGGCAATTACAACGAAACCCAGTTTGCGCAGGAAGCGCTGATTGCGGTGGAGAAGCGACTCGGCATGGCCTCCCGAGTCTATCGCGAGTACGAGAAGGAAACGAAGGAAGTCGGCGACACCACGCAGATCCGCCGCCCGTCGACCTTCACGTCGCAGGCCGCCCCGTCCGTTGCACAGGACATCAATACCGGCAAGGTCTCGCTCGTGCTCGATCAGCACGAGGAAGTGAAGATCGAGCTCACCGACAAGCTGCGCGCGCTGTCGAACGAGAAGCTGATCGAGGATCACATCCGCCCGATGGCCTACGCGCTCGCGGACGGCATCGACAAGAAGCTCGTCCAGCTCGCGATGCAGGTCCCCTGGTTCTACCAGCTGAACGCCACGTTCACGCTGCAGGAGCTCGCGAACGCGCGTAAGGTCCTGTTCGACAATCAGGTGCCGATGGATCTGCCGAACTTGTTCGGCATGACGGATGGGCAGCTCGAAGCCAACATGCTCGGCTACCTCGCCGGCCAGAACATCAACGGGGCCAACGTCGACGACGCGCGGCGTTACGGCGCGCTGGGCCCGCTCATGGGCGTGAACTGGTTCGCCAATCAGAACACGCCCTCGTTCACGACGACGCAAATGGCGGACGTGGTCGGTGCGACCAGCGCGGCGGCCGCTCGTGGCGCGCGGACGATCGCGATCACGGGCATCGATGCGGCTGGCACGGTCGTGCGTGGCGACACGTTCTCCATCGCCGGCCTCACGCAACGCTTCGACGTGGCGGCCGATGCGACGGCCACCGCTGGCGCGATTGCGTCGCTGTCGTTCACGCCGCCCCTCCCGGCGGCGGTCTCGTCGGGTGCGGTGGTGACCTTCCACAAGATGACCGGCACCAAGGCCGTGAATCTCGTGTTCCATCGCAATTTCGCCGCGCTCAAGTTCGCGCCGCTGCCGGACGACATGCCCGGCGTCCAGGTCTCCACGATCCGCAACGAAGACCTCGGTCTGTCTGTCCGCGCGCGGATTTTCTACGAAGGCAACAACAGCAAGCTGTTCGTGGCCCTCGACACGCTGTACGGCTTCACGATGCTCGATGAGAATCTCGCCGCGCGCGTCTACTCTGCCTGATCACTCGGCGCCCCTGTGAAGCGGTGACGCGTTCGCGCGTCTCGCCCCGCACGGGCGCCGTGTGTCGTTCCTCAGACCCACTCAATCACTTGAGGTATTCGTATCATGGCTCTCGATATCGCAGCCCCCACGGTGGAACTGTTCGTCCCGAATCTCGGGAAGGTGGTCGCGGTGAACGCGACCGACGCGGCCTACATCCGCGCGACGGCGGGCGCCGTCAGTAAGGCGGAGTACGAGGCCGCGCAGGCGCCTGCCACGAGCGCCGGCAAGCCGTTCAAGACGAAGGCGGAGAAGGAGGCGGCCGAGAAGGAAGCCGCTGAGAAGGCGGCGGCCGAGAAGGCGGCGGCCGAGAAGGCGGCGGCAGGCGCCACCACGTAAGGCGCTGACTCATGCCAGTGAGCCTGGATCCCACCGCGGGCGGGAGTGCCGCGAATAGCTACGTCGCCGTCGACACGGCCGACGCGTACTTCGCGACGCGCCTCTATGCCAACGCGTGGACCAGTCTCGCCGGTGCGGGCGGCCTCGATACCAAAGCGCAGGCCCTAATCATGGCCACGCAGCGTCTCGACGTGTTGCCGTGGGATGGCACGCCCTCGTCACTGACGCAGCGGTTGCAGTGGCCCCGGATGGGGCTCTGTGATCGGGGTGGGCGGTCGCTTCCCCACACGACCGTGCCGGACGACATCGTGCTGGCCACCTGTGAGGAAGCGTTGTCGTTGCTCGTGAAGGGCAAGGACCCGGGCACGACCGACGCGCTCGCGAATTTCAGCGCGCTCAAGGTTGGTCCCGTCTCGCTCTCGCTGCGCGACACGGCTCCACGCACGAACGACGGGCTCCATCCGGCGGCCGTGCGCCTCGTGCTGCCGTATCTCGCCGACGCCTCCGACTTCTCGCGAGGCTGACCGTGTCGCTTCTCGATTCGCTCGCCGCCGCACTGGGCCCCGTCGTGCGCCAGCTCGCCGCCGATCTCGGATGCGAGGTGGCGATCTACCGTGCCGTGATGGGGGGGGCGGCCGATGGGACGCCCACGCGCACGTATCCCGCCGTAGATGCGGCGTGGCCCGCGGCGCGGGCGTTCTTCGAACCGGGGTCTGAGGGCGCCAGCACGCCGACGGAAGCAATCGCAAAGCCCTTCGGTGTTCGCACCACCGCGTTTGGGACCCTCACGTTCGTGGCAGACGACCTCGGTGCACTGCCCATCGTGTCCCCGTTTGATGGCTTCCGCATTCTGACGGGCCCCTTCGCCGGCTATACGTGGTTGGCACAGGCGGATCATGTGCCGGACCCACTCGGGACCACCGGGGCCGTCCGCGTGGTGTCCGCGCCGTCCGGAGTGATCACGTGACGCAATGGAGCACGGGCTCTGGGGATGCGCCGGACGTCGCGCTGTGGCGCTTTCAGCAGGCCATCAAGGCGCGACGTGAGTCCGCGGTCGTCACGCTCGGGGCGTTACTCAAGACCGAGATCGTGCGGCAGCTCTCGACGCCGGGGGCCGGGCGCTACTACGCGAAGACCGCGCGAACGGCGGGTGAAACCCCGCGCGGCCCGCGCAACACCGCCGAGCGGACGGCCTTGGCGCGTCGACGGCTACAGAACCGCCGCCTCAATGCGAAGCGGCAACAGACTGCCGACGCGCTGAACGCCGGCACGATTACGCGTGATGCCATTCGTTCTGCGCGTGTGTTGACCGGCCTCCACCGCGCGTCGAAGCCTGGCGATCCCCCCGCACCAGACACGGGCACGTTGCGGCGCTCCGCCTTTCTCGAGCGCACCGCGAACGGGGTGCGGGTTGGGGTGGCGATGCCGTACGCGGCCGCGCTTGAGTTCGGGACCACACGCGCGGGCAAGCAACGCAACGTGACCATTGCGCCCCGTCCGTTTCTGCGCCCAGCCATGGCAAAGATACGCGCGCAGTTCGGCGTCTTGTTTCGCGCCACGCTGCAGACCGGTGGGCCGCGCGCATGACGACGATCGATCCGGTGCAGGCGTGGAGCGAGCACACCGTCGCGATTGTCACCGCCGATGCCGAACTCCGCACGCTGATGGGGCGCCCCAGCGGTCTCATCGTGCCGTGGTCCACCTTCACGCTCGACGGCCCGTTGCCGGTGATCTGCTATGCCGAGATCGCCGGCCCTTCTCCCCTCAGCTCGCGCACCCAGCGCTTTTCCGCCGGGTTCGCGGTCTTCGCCGCGTCGCGATCGCTCGCCAACACGATCTGCAAGCGGCTCGACAACCTGCTGAAGTACCCGGCCTACGCGGCGCGCGGGGCGGACATCGCGCGCGACCCCGCCTCCCCGGCTGACCGCTCGTGGCCCCCCGCCGAGCCACGGCAAGATGACGCCGCGCAGTTTCGCGCCGACGTCGACCTCACGTTCCTCGTGCCCGGGTAATCCCGGCCCTTCCTGGAGAACACATGGGTATTCTCGACAAGCAATTCGACGTCGTCACGGGCTTTCACCTCTTCGTCGACACCCCGACCGGCGGCAATACGACCCTGTCGGCGGCCGCGCTGGCGGGAGCCAGTACGCTGGTCCTCACGTCGGCCACCAACTTTGCCATTGGCGACGACATTCGCGTCGGCTCCGGCGAAGATGCGGAGCTCTGCCGCATTCAGAACCTCGTGACGAACACCGTGACGTTGGCCAAGCCGCTGCTGTTCCCCCACCCGATTGCGGACCCCGTGGTCGAGCAGTCGGCGTTGGATCTCGGCGTGCCGGAAGCCGATGGCGCGCGCTTCAACTGTCAGGTGGAGAACACCGACGTGTTCTCGGCGCTGCAGAAGCTCGCGTATGGCACGCTCGTCGGCTACGGCGACCTGACGGTCTCGTGGCGCTACATGGCCATCACAGCGGACGTGATCGCGGCCGCCCTCGGATTGCCGCGCTCCAACGTCCTCGGCAACGGGACGGCGGCCGCGCAGACCGGCACCGCGGGCCCTCGGTTGTTCACCACCGACGGCACCACGCTTGGAGCGGCGGCAAACTTCTCGGTCGTCATCACGGGTACGCTCAATGACGGCAGCAACGTGAAGGCGACGTTCAACGGGCTCAGCTTCAACCCGACCGTGTTCACCACGACGTTCTCGCGTGGGCAGCTCGCGACGGTGCCGGTGGCGGCGCTCGCTGCAAGTGCGGCCTTCGACTTCACCAACGTCACGTTCACGCCGGCGAACGTCATCAACACGTTCGCCTCGACCAACGCGGATCTCTTCGCCGAGATCGTCGCGGTGGCGCAGCTGACCGACTCCGGGACCGCCACCACGCTGAACGGTGCGGTGGCCGCTGGCGCATACAGTGCCGTCGTCGCGTCGGCAGCGGGCATTGTTGCGGGCGACTGGGTGCGCGTTGGCAATGAGTTCCACCTCGTGCACGGCGTCGTCACGAACACGCTGAGCTTCCGGACGCAGGTGCAGCGCGCGCAGGCCACCGGTGTGGCCGTCGTAAAGCAGAACGTGACCGACGTCGGCGGCATCGATGGCGGGTTCACGATCGCGACGCCGGGTCAGGTGACGCCGCAGCGTTCGGAAACGCGCCGACTCTCGCTCAAGTACCGCACCGGCAACATCTCGGCGCAGCTCAATTTCAACGCCACGGGGGTGACGCCCGAAAACCTGCAGCGGGCCTTTGGTATTGCCCCCGCGGCGTACGCCAACAGCGTACTGCCGATCACGTCGGCCACGGTGGCGAAGAACCTCACGGGCACGTTCGTGTTCACCGGGCTGACGCAGGGGGGGCGGAGCGTCACCATCTGCGGCTGGAACGGCACGTGTCAGCCGAATGGCGAACTGAACATGACCCAAGCGTCGGCGCTCACGGTGCCGATCGCGTACAAGCCGCAGGCGCTGCAGGTCTTCGTCAACACGTGAGCACGTCGCCGGAGGGAAAGCCCCCGCGATCCCGCCGGCGCGTCGCGCCCGATCCTATCCGCGAGGACGGGGTCGGGCGTGACGTGTTGCAGGCACGCTGTCAGGTGCTCGAGCTGGCCGTGTCGAAGCAACCCGGCATCACGCCGGAGCTGGTGGCGGCCAACCGCCCCGGCGGCGCCGACAATAAGGACCAGAGTGGGACCGGCTGGCTCACCTATCTCTGTTGGCTGCACGGACAGTACGCGCGCGGCCCGCAGACCCCGAAGGGCAACGCCGCCCGCTGGGATGCGCGCGCGATGGACGACATGCGCGCCGCGATGGCGGCGGAGCCGATCTATCTGACGATGGAAAACGGGCGGCAGATCGGCGTCTACCCCAAGGGCGAGGCGGCCCTTAACCGGCTCGTCGTGAACCAGATGGCGTTGCAGTGGGCGACCATCCGCCGCGTGGCGCTCCATGATCTTGCCGACGAGCACACGACGACGACGCTCGACACCCTCCGGGATGTGACCCGGTTCGAAGCGTTCTTGCAGGCCGAGTTCATCACCATCGTGACGCATCCCGGCGCGTATCTCCCGTGGGACGACGTGGGCACGTGGGAGCATCCGCTCCCGCGGTGGACGCTCGAGGCCTCGCCGTTCGATCTCCTGGCGATTCGCGCCGCGTACTACGACGTGAACCTGTTCCGCATCAACGCGATTGCCGAGCGGTCGCGGCACTTTGCCAGCAGTGGTGATCCCATGCCGCTCGCCGCGTTCCTCGGCGTGATGGCCGACGAGCTGAAGGTGAAGCCGGAAGAGTTGGCCCGCCGCTACTCGCTCGGCGAAGTGTTCGCGATGAGCTACGCGAAGTATGAGGCGACCGAGCGCGCAAAGGCTCGCGCGGCCGCTGACGCGCCCCCGAAGACGTAACCTCGCCCGCACCTGAGACGCTGATGTCCACCGAGACCAAGCTCGATACGGTTTTCTACGAGATCGAAGCGAAGACCGACCTGTTCGATCGACAGATCGACCGGGCGCGGCAGAGCTTGCGCGCGCTCACCGGGGAGAAGCCCCCGGCCATCTCGGTGAAGGCCGATACCACGACTCTCGATCGCGACATCGACCGCACGAAGCGGAAGATCAAAGAGGAGTTCGGGCCCGGGAACGCCACGACGGTGAAGCTGTCGGGCGACATTCAGCAGCTTGAAAAGGCACTGAACGAGGCGAAGCGATCGGCAGCGGAACTCGGGGCGACGCGGGCCGGCAAGCCGATGGTGGCGAAGCTCGACGCGCAGATCAGCGCCTTCGAAGCGAAGATCACGCGGGCGAAGGCGCAGATCGCGCAGCTGACCAGCCAGCCGCAGTCGGTCAAGTTCGATGCGCAGGCCACATCGCTCACGTCGGCCCTCAAGAAGCTGTCGCTCGATATCGGGGACTTCGGGGAGCAGACCGCCGGTCGCCTCAATGTGTCGCCGCCGCTGGAGGAGAGCACCAGCGCCGCCAAGGCGTTCGCTGACGAGTTCGAAGTCGCCGGGACCCGCGTGGGCGCGAGCGCGACCGAGATGGCCGCCAAACTCGCGAACCCGTACACGGCGGTGGCCGCGCTCACCACTGCGCTGGCCACGCTGACGGTGATCGGGACCCAAGAAGCGGCGAAGCTCGATACCGCATTCCGCTCGCTCGAATCGGCCTTGCCACAGGGGACGAGTGTCGAAGGGCTCGGCTCGCTGAAGACCGAGATCGTGGAGTTGTCGAAAGTCACGCCGCGCTTGCCGGGCGAGCTCGCGGCGACTGCGAAGGCGATCACCGACATGGGCACCGCCGATCCCGCGGAAGTGGGCCGGAATCTGCGCACGCTCGCGCTCGTGGGCGACGCCCTGGGCAAGACGGATCTCAACCCGCTCGCCGATCAGCTCGACCTCATTGGGGATGCCTTCGGGCTCACCGGGGAGGGCGCCCGGCAGGCGTACGTGCAGATCGTGGCCATGGCCAAGGGCCGCATCGACATCGACGATCTGAGTGGCGTGCTGTCGAAGAGCGCGACGCGCATGAACGCGCTCGGCATTTCTGCCCAAGAAGCGGCCTCGGCGATGGTCGTGCTGGTGGATGCCGGGGTGAACTCGCGGCAGATCACGACGGGACTGATTGATCTGCTCGACAAGGCCGGCAACGCACAACGCGCCGCGCTGGAGGCAGCGTCCGCCGGGAAGGCTGGCGACGCAAAAGCCCTTGAGGTGTTTGCGCGCACGGTGAACGACACCAACGTGCGCGCGCTCGGTCTTGTGGGCACGCTGGGCCGATTGTTTACGGAGTTCAAGGGCAGCCGCGAAGCGTTCCAAGCGGCGGGGCTCTCGCTGAATGACTATCAGATTGCCCAGAAGGCGGCGGCGGCGTCGGTGGATGCCGCAAGCACGAAGACCCTCTCGTACGCCGACTCGCTGGCGAAGCTCGGCGCTTCGGCGCAGACCAATCGGGAATCGGCCGGCGCGTTGTCGCAGATCATCAAGAACGAACTGGGTGCGCAGCTGGTCGACTTGGGCAACATCTTCCTGCCGAAGGTGATCAGCGGGCTGAGTATCATGGCGGACCTACTGTCGCGCACTCGTCGCGAGGCAAAAGGCGCCGCCGAAGCGATGCCGGAAATCAAGGCGCTCTTGGATAGGGGCTCACTCGGCGCGGCCGTGCGGAAGGTCCAGCCGATCGTTCAGAGCGTGAATACGACGCCAGGCGTCATCGACGGCTACAGCGTTGAGCAGCTCCGTGACCTACAGGCGATCTTCCGTCGGGTGGCGAACGCCGGCGAAGGTGGTGACGGACTCACGTCGGCGCTGCAAAAGGTGGAGGATCGCATTCGGTCGCTGTCCGGCGCGACTGCCGCGCTCGTGGTGGAGACGAAGCCAGTCCCGAACGCCTTCGAGAACGCATCCGCCAAGGCCGCCGCGCTCGCCACGAAAAACGCCGAGCTCGAGCAGCGCTTCCAATCGGCGATCGAAGGGGTCAAAGACTACGGGGAATCGCTGAACGATAGCGATCAGCCGATGGCGGCATTTGAGCGCCGCCAAGACGCGATCCGCCGTGAACTCGACAAGGTGATCGGGACGTTGCCGAAGGTCCGGCAGGCCTCGGCGCGGCTGCAGGCGAACACGATACTCGACCAACTGGCTGACGCCGGCGAACGACTGCGCGACTCGCAGGGAATCGACCTCGCGGGAAAGTTGGCCGAACTGTTGGCCGGCCAGTCCACCAACGCGGTCGATGCGATCGCCCGCCAATATGCAGAACTCGAGAAGCGGCTGCGGGCGGTGGCGACGGCGGCAGACTCTCTCGGGACGGAAGAAGGCAAGCTGACCGCGAAGCGGGCGAATGAGGGCATCAAAGCGCTGGAGGGCCAACGCGACGCCCTCATCGAGGTCGAGCGGGTCGCGCAGGAATTTGCGCGGTCGCTGCAGACGATCACGACGTTCGAGCGGCAGAGTAATGCGGGGTTCGCGGAGGCCGGCGTCACCCTCGCCGATTACCGCAAGGCGCTTGGCGATCTCGCACGCGAAGAAAGCCGGCTGCGCGAGATTCGGGACCGCGCAGCGGAGGGCACTGTCGCGCGCACGAAGGCGGAGGAAGCGCTCAAGGCGGTGCAGGCCAAGCGCCTTGAGATCGAGAAGAACGGCGAGCAGGCCATCCCGAAGTCGGCTGAAGCCGTCGGGCTCACGCAACGGCTCGGCTCCAGCCTCAAGGTGGCCGCACAAGCGGGGCTCGGTCTCGTGCAGATCATTGGGCAAGGGAACAGTGAACTCGGCGCCATGCTCGCGGGCGTCGGCTCGCTCGCGGCGGGCATTGAGGGCATCGCGGCGGCCGCGCAAAAGGCCGGCGGCTTCTCGAAGCTGTTTTCGAGCGGTGCTGGTATCGCGTCGGTCATTCCGGCGCTGACGCAGACCGTCGGCGGCATCGTCGCGGTCTCGCAATCCCTTGGTGGCAATGACCAAGCGGGCAAGGCGCTCCGTGACACGATGGAAGCGAATACCGCCGCGATCGTGCTCCTCTCCCGCAACCTGAACGATCTGGGCGCGAGCTTCAGCGGTACGCAGCTGCGCGGGGTGTTCGATGGCATTCAGCGGCTGTTCAGCGAGGGGCGCACCCCGAGCAACTTCCTGAATCTCGGCGTGGCCAAGATCGGGCAGAAGTACAACAACTACAGCCTCGGTGACGAGCGGCTGCCGGACTACGTGAAGATCGATCCGAACAAGTTCTTCGCGTCTGTGGGCACCAGCATGGCCGATGTCGAAGCGGTGGCAAAGAAGCTGGGGATCACGTTGGACGGCTCGGTGGGCAGCTACCGCAAGCTGGCGGAGGCGCTCGCCAAAGCCGACTTCGAAGCGCTGTCGAACACGCTGGAAGGGATCACGCGCCGGTTCTCGATTCTGAACAAGATCGCCGGCACGTCGAACGACCCGCTCGAGCAAGTCGCCAACAAGTTCCGCAGCATCGTCGGCATCGCCCCGGAGATCGCCAAGATCTTCGACGTGAACGACGTGTTTACGTCGGAAGGGCGTGCCCGACTGCGCGCGGGGGTAGCGGACCTACTCACGGAGGTGCTGTCGTTCGACGCCGATTCGGAAGAGGCGAAGGACTTCATGCTAAACAAGCTCGGCGGGCTTTCGCTGGATGAGTTCCTGACGCTCTTCGGCGGGATCCTTGATGGGCTCGATGATTTCCGCGATGGCTTGGAGTCGTTCGTCGACGGGCTCGACGTGTTCCAGAAGGCCGCGCACGTGTTCGGCGCACAGGGGCTGAGCTACGTCACCGGGCTGATCAATGCCTACGGCAACAAGTTCGGCTCGCTGCAGGGGCTGCTGGATGGCGTGGATCTGTCCACCGCGGACGGCGTGGCCACGGTGCTCTCGCGACTGCGGGCGCGCTTCGCCGAACTGCTGGAAGGCGGCCTGACGCTGGAGGAAGCGGATATCGCGGACGCGATTCTCGACATCATTGGCACGCTCGAGCAGCTGCCGGCCGCCCTGGATCCGCTGTCAGAGGCCATCAATACCGCGTCCGAGAAGTTCGGGATTTTCGGCACGTCGGCGAAAGATCAGTTCACCGAGCTCGGGGCGTACTTCAAGGCGAAGTTCCCGTTCAAGGGACCGACTGGACTTGCCGACGTGTTGGGCCCGGACTTCCAGAACGAAATTGGTACGGAGGCCGGCCGCACGAAGCTCAAGGACAACATCGGCGCCGCCATCAACGCGATTCTCGCCGACGGCAAGATCACGGACGCCGAGCGCCCGTTGTTGGATGCGTTAAAGCAGCTGTTCTCCCTGGTCAACCAGACGATCAAGGATGCGGCGGATGAAGCCCAAAAGAATGCGGACGACGTCGCCAACACAGCGGCCACGACCGAGCAGACGCGGCAGGCGGGCTTGGGTGGGCGGGCGCGCGACGCGCGGATGAACATCGGCCTGAATGATCTCACCGGCGCCGAGGCGTTCACGGCTTCTCTGCAAGGGTACAGCGCCGCCTTTGCGGCGCTCTTCGCCACGTTCGATGTGACGACGCTCGAAGGCATCGACGCGGCGAACGCGGGGCTGATCGACATTTACAACAGCCTCGCCACGATGACGGACGCCGAGATCCTCGACAAGTTCGGGATGACGCGCGATGAGGTGCTGACGGCGCTGGCCGACGTGGAAGGCGGTTTGGATGGCCTTTCGAGCACGCTGCAGGATTTCAAGAAGCGCGGCGTCGACTTCGTGAAGGACCTGAACATCGAATTCCTGAACGCCACCGGGCAGGGCTTGGAGGCGGTCAAGATCCAAACAAAGCTCTGGGTAGAGCAGATGATCGCCACCGCCAAGACACTCGGCGTGTGGACCCAGGAGATCGAGAATCAGATCCGGGCGGTGGGCACGTCGCGCATCAACAACGCGGCAAGTGCCGCGGCGCCCCAATCCTCGGTGTCGTTCAGTAGTGCGCGGGCGGAGTCGACGGCGGCAGACGTGAGAACGATCGACGGGGAGATCACCGCGCAGCGGGTCCAATCGATCACGGCCGCGGAAGCGATGACCCTCACGAACGTGCTCGCGTCGTCGTTGGTGGAGCACCGCGCGATCCGCGTCGCGTCCGAGCAAATGGCCGCCATGCTGTCGGTCCTCGTCGGCGGCCCCCTCCCGTCACTGCAGGTGCCGTCGTTGCCGATGGGGACCGGGCAATACGGCGCATCGGCGCCTGGCATGTTCACGCTCATCGTGAACGTTAACGGCCCCATTCTCGGCCAGTCCGCCAGCGACGCTGGCCGGCAGCTAGCGGAAGCGGCGTTGCCCTATCTGAACGAATCGCTTGCGCGCGCGGCGGGCGTTCAAGCGCAGCTCGCCGGGGTGCCACTGTCATGATCACACCCACGCTCGAAGTCATCTCGGCATTCGCCACTGGCAGCGCCAATGGTAAGCTTGAACTTGTACGCGCGGTCTCGGTGCAGCAGATCGACAACAACGACGCCCTCGTGGCGGCCGTGCGATTGCCGACGAATGTACCCGTGAAACAGCGCACGAAGCTGCGGTTCACCGGAAACGACGGTTACGTCCGCGAGTATAGGGTGCGGCGCTACCGTACGAACACGCAAAATCGCGTGATGGAGATCGAAGCCGGCCCAGTCTGGATGGACCTCGCGACCGCGGGCGACACGGCTACTACCAACGCCAACGCAACTACCTTCACGATTGAGGCGACGCTCAGCGCGAGCGATTGGCTGACGTCTCTGGTTCTCACCAATCTCGCCAGCGACGGCCTGACGTGGCTCGACACCGTGCTCGGCACGATTGAAGCTACCGGCACGCGGTACTTCAAGTTCGTCAATGCGACGCGTCTTGAAATTCTGCAAGCGGTCGCTGCGGCGTTTCAGGTCGAGTGGTCCATTGCTCAGCCGAGTCCGGGTGCCCTGTATCGTATCAATCTGTTCACGCAGCGCGGGGCCTCTGCTGGCGTCTCGTACTTTGCGCTCGCACGCAACGTGATGCTGAAAGACACGGAGAGTGCGGACGACCAATTGGTGACGCACGTGAAGCCACTCGGCGACACACCGAGCGGTGGTGTCGATTCGGCAACGCTCGCTGACAATCTGTGGCGTGTGTCCGCTATCACGAGCGGATGGGTGTCTCTGGTTGATCCTGCTGGTGGCAGCGCGCCGATCGCTTTGGATGATCTGGCAAATACGATGACGCTGTTTGGTCCGATGACCGGATCAACCGCGCCCTTGACGTACCAGGTGCTCGACAGTCGCGCCAGTGATGGCGCGGTCTTGCTGTCGTCGACGAGCGGACTCGCCGTGGGTGCCCTTGTGTCGCTGCGCCGCAATGCATCCGGAGACGGCGTGTACGAGCTGATGCACCCCGTCGCGGCAGCGGAATACGACCGCGTGGTGGCGACGCCGGAGATGAACGGGATGCGCGGCGAGGCGAACTACGTGGAGGACGGGCGCTTTGTCAATGGGCTCGCCAACTGGGCCGCAATCAACGGGACGACGCCGCCGAACTTCGTCGAAGTGAAGCGCAGCGAACTTGGTGTCACGCTGAGCGGTCAGGCGAACGGCGCGCGCGCGGCGGCAACTGGGACGGGGACGCCATTTGCCATCAAGGGACTTCCGGCGAATAGCTTCGTGCGACAGCAAGCGCTCATAAAAGTTGGTGGGGCGACGCTGCCGGTCACCGCTGACGCGATTCCCGACACGAGCGGCGCGCTCACGCTGGCACTCGGCGGCGCTGGATTGCCAGGCAGCTACCCAGACAACACGCCGTTCACGTTGATTCGGCGGGAGGTGCGGACGTGGACGCTGGACGGCGAGCATTCCGTGCTGGCGACGAACCTCCGCTTCACCGACAGCAACACGGACGGCATCTTCGCGGTCAATACGGGGACGCTCACGAGCACGTCGGGCGGGTTTGTTGCGGGGATGCAGACCGTTCAGTACGTGGACGCGCCCCTGTTCGCCGGACGCATTCGGGTATCCCCTCCGTTCGGGTTCTTTCAGGCGCTGGACCTCGGCGCCTCAAGTGTTACTCCGGACTTCGCGTTCGTGCGCTTTGTCAATGCATTCTTCGGGGCTACCGTTGGGTCAATCCGCATCATCGGCACGCAAGCCACGCCTGTTGTCGTCGGCACGACGCGCCTGTCGTTTCGCGGGACAAATGGCGTGGTGGTCTGCGCGAGAGTAAGCGCGAATCTCGGAGGGGGAGATTTTGAGATTACGGCGGAGAATGGGTCCGTGTTCTACGGATTCAACGGCCAAGGGTATGATGCCGTAAACGATTGGTTCGTGATGACGGTCAGCAACGGCGTCATGGCAAGCGGATCGACGTGGACCGCCACGCTCACCCGCGAAACGCGCACCGTGTTCTGCAACGGACCCGTGAGCGCGGGCGCAATGTCGTTGCCGTGCAAGGCGCAAGCGAACCTTGCCACGCGCAATTGGACGGCGAGCGACACGATCTCCATGACGCGCGACATTGCGTGCACGGTAGACGTGACCGCAGCGGGCAGCATCGTCGATGAGTTTGAATTCGACATCGATCTCGGGATGGACGTGTTTATTGGCAAGAGCCATAGCGTCACATTCAACGCGGCCACTAGCACGTTTGACGAGGTCGATGCCGCCGACCGCCCCAACCCGCTATTCCTCGGTGAGTGGCGGTTTGTTAGCATCGTCGGCAGCACTATCAATCTGTTCAAGGCGCCGGATGATCCGGGCCCCTCCAATCCGCTACCGACCGGCGTTCTTAACCTCGCGTGGGCCGTCACGGACACCTACGCGCTGACCGGGACGGCAAGCTGGGGCACGAATGGTCGCGTCACGCTGAACTTGGCTAGCGCTATCCCGGCGGGCAGAAGCTACGCCCGTGGGCTGCCGGTTGGGTCGAATTGGGTCAGCGGGTTTATGCGGCTTCACGCCGCGCGCTCTGGTGGCAACAGCACGGTCGAACTGTTCGGTCATGACGCGTTCTTCTCCAACACCGACCCGTCTTCCGCCTCACGCGGCGCATTGTATCGCATCACGGCGAGTGGTAGCACCATGCCGATCCCCGGCAACACGTTGACGGCAGCGGCAACCGCGCAGGCAGACGGGAGCGGCAACGCGAGCGTGACGCTCACGGCGGCGAATGCCAACGCGATCGCCAACAACGAAACAGTCACGATCGCGACGCCGCAGATGCTGCGCCCGAGCGATCCGCGTACGGGTAGCATCGTGCGCCTGCTCTACGCGGTCGGGAACAGCAGCATCCCACTCACGGCCACACCGGGCATCCGATCCAACTACTGGTGGGTGCCGGTGCCCGTCGGCGGCAGCAAGGTCGTGACGGTGTACGGCGTGATCGCGATGAATACTGGCGCATACACGCTCGGCCAACTGCCCGCCGTGGCCGTGGTCGGCACCGCCCGCGAGATCCTCGGGTATACGCGCTTTGCGGATGCTACGGTAAATGTTGGCACCTTGGTCCATGGCACGCTGATCGCAAGCGCCACCATCACAACGTCACGCGCCGTTGCCATTGCCGCCTACGGTGGCTTTGTCGACACACCAGGATCGTGGCACGCGTTGATTGAGGGGTGGGGGATCATCTCGCCGGCGACGGACGTGCCCTTCGTCAACGGTTCGCACGCGAATGCGCTGTGGCTGTCGGCGATCAAATACCTGCAGGTCTACGGGCGCGCGGTGTCGAAGCTCTCGGTCACGGTCGCTCAGCTGCAGGCCGCCACCGGCATGACGTTGTTGCCCACGGCTCCGGTCATCGGCCAAACCATTCGCGATGAAGACACGGGCGACACGGTACGTCTTGCCGCGGTATCGATCGACCATTTTGACTTTACGCGCACAGAGTACACCCTCGACTCGCTGCGCCCAACCGCCGCTCGCCTACTCGGGGTACGATAATGGGACGTTACACGGTGGAACCCGGCACAGGCCGGATCATTCGTGAAGAGCCGCTACTCACGCAACGCGAGTTCATGAAGCGGTGGCGGGAGAGTGGCGCCGGGGCAGTCTTGTCGATGCTCTTTGCGTTGGAGGTCAAAGACTCGGCGGCCGGCGCGCAGGCGCGCGAGTGGCTGACGGAGTTTCGAACGGCACGCGGGATCGATCCACTGTTGGACGAGACCGCCACGAGTACGGATGCGGCGCTGTCGTTCGGTATCGCCACAGGCGTCATCACGTCTGCGCAAGCGGCGGCCGCTCGCCCGCTGATTCTTGCGCCGGTGCCCGACCCCCCACAGTGGAACGAGGAATAACGGATGCCGTCGATCTATCTCGATGATACCGCGATTGAGGATATGGGGATGATCCTGTACGAGGGCGCTCCATACCTCGGTGGCTTCACGCGCACCCGCGAGCACACGCCATGGCCAGGTCGGGCCGGCACCGTCGCCGCGTCTCAGGCCACCACGGGACCGCGGCTGATCCGGATGGTCGTCGATGTCCCCTGCTCCACCCCGGCGCAGCGCACCGCGTTGCTGGATCTGTATGGAGACTTGCTCACCGGCACCAAGGAGGTCCGCTACGCTGACGCGCCCGACCGCGTGATGCGTGGCCAGTGTCGCGTCTTCGAAGCGGACATTCCGGTCGCGCCACGCTGGGTGAACCTTGAGCCGCGCGTCGTCGTCGAGATCGAGTGCCCGATCGCGCACCGGTGGGACGCGCAGCCGCAGTCGCGCGTGCTCAGCAGCACGCCGACCCCGATCCCGGTGGGCACCCTTGCGCATGGTGGGCTGGTAACCGTCATGGGGGCGAGTGCCGGCGCCCTGTCCACGACGACCACGCTCCGGTACCGCGGGATCTCGGGGGTGGTGCTTGGAGAACTGACGCTCACGCCGGCCTTGCTCGCCGGGGAATACGCGCTCATCGATCTCAACCTCGCGACGATCACGAAGGTGAGCACCGCAGGGGTGCGCAGCGACGCGTACGCCTGGAAGACCGGCGGCGGCACATGGTTCAAGCTGTACCCACGCGACGGCACCCGCGCACTCGGCGCGTGGCCCACGCTCGAGCTCACGGCGGGTTCCGGCTTGTATGTGTTCCGCCGCAACTGGGTGAGCTGATGACGATCCCCATCACGCCGGCGGAGTTCGATGCCGCCGACCTCGAGATCACCAGTCGGTGCATCGCGCACTGGCGCGGCGATGACCTCGCCATCGATTTGGTCAGCGGACAACCGGGGACGTTTTCCCGCGGGGCCACGGCGACGGTCTTCGATTCGAACGGGGTCAGCATTACCGTGGCGAATGCGATGCCACGCTTCGAACCGCGCGACTGGCTCGGCACGAGTGCGCGGACACACATGGGGCTCCTTATGGGCACCAGCGACCGGCTACACTACGCGGCCGACTGGCGCCCGCGCGCGTGTGCCTTTTGGATCGAAGGGATCGAAACCGGAGGCGCGGCCATTGTGGGCGGCGGCGTGCTCTCGGTGACGATTGATGCGGCCACCGGCGCCTACCTGATCGTCGACTCCAACGGGACGACCTATCGCGTCCGGCACAGCAACGGCGTCAATGCCGAAGTGGTGCAGGCGCTGGCGGTCGCCCCGACGGTCGGTCAGCGGTTCGTGCTCCGGGGGCAGTTGTATGCCGATGGATCCGTCCAGCTCTGGCAAAGTCTCAACGAGGGGGCCGAGACGAATACCGCGCGTTCGACGGCGCCGGCCGCCGGGCTCGCGGCCAGCTGGGGGGCCGGGGCACGACTCCGGCTCAACAGCGTCGGCACGGGCAACGGCGGCAGTCTGTGGGCTCGCCGGTTCAAAGTGGTGCCTGGTGTCCCCGACTACACAACACTCAACCGATTGTTCTGATGGCGCCTCTTGATCCTGAAGCCGCGAAAGTCGGCCACGCGCTCACCGACTCCGTTGCGGAGACCGGTCTGATCGCCCTCGTCACGGCGGTCATGACGTGGGTCATTTCCCGCCTCACGGTGTCGGCACGGATCGCTCAGCTGGAGCACACGGTGACCGAACGGCTGGATGTGTTCCAAGCGGACATCCTGCGTCGCCAATCTGAGATCGAGGGGCGCGTGCACTCGATTCACCAAGAGCTCTATGGCGCGCAGGGAGACGGCGGCATGATGCGCAGCTTGGAACGCCTCCAGTCCGACGTGGAGATCATCAAGGAAAGCACGGCGCGACTGAACGCGAACCTCGAAATCCTTCTGCGCCGCGTGCCGTAGGTTTCCCCTTGCGCTTTTGGCACGGCCTTCCGCACCCTTCCCGAGTCCAACACGCCGGGCCCGGACGGCCTAGCGCCGCACACTCTGCGCAGGGAGGTGATCGTGTTCCAGTTGTCGAAGGCGTGGGGGTGGTACCTACTCGCCATCCAGATCCTGAACGGCGTCGCCGCGGCGCTGGCCGTTTTTGCGATGAAGCTGCCGCCGGAGACCCAGGCCACCGTGCTCGGGTGGAATGCCGCGATCGCCGGCGCCGTCGGTGGCGTACAGGCGTTCACGAAGTCGCTGAGTGATACGGACGGCGATGGCACCCCCGACCTGTTCGACGCCACCCCCAACGGCCCGCCCCCGGGCGCGGGGTGACGGTGCCTACCGCGTTGTCGTTCCCGATGGCGTCGGTGCCGCAGCTGGCATCGACGCTTTCGTCGACCGCCTCTTCGCGTCCGCGATTCCTCGCGCCGGCCGACGAACTGTCCGTGACGTTCCTACGCGGCGGGAAGGTCCGCCTCGAACAGCCGATCGTGTTCGCCGATGTCGACGGCATCCACGTCACGCCGTCGGGCGTGATCAGCGATGGCACCACGTCCCCCGCGCCGTTCTGGCCGTTCCTCGGTCATCGGTTGAGCTACAGCCTGTTCCCGCCCAGCGTGCAGCACGACTACCAGCTCGAGCAGGCCCAACGCCAGCGTGCGCGCGGTGAGCCACATCAATCCCGTGTCGCCATTGACCGGCGCTCCTATCGCGCGCTGCGGGCATGGGGCAATGGCCGGACTCGCGCAGGGTGGCACTACGCCGGCGTGCGCGTCAAGGCGCTCACGGTCGGTCCGAATTGGGATGGGGAGGAGGTCACGTCTTGAGTACGATCGCCCCTCTTCCGGATCTGGCCCCGTGGCTGCCGTCGGCCACGGACGCGCGCGTGGCCGCCGTCGTGCGGCACGCCCTTGCGCGCGTTGGCGTGTGTGAAATGCCACTCGGCTCGAATCGCAGTACGCTCATTGACGAGTGGGCGCGCGAAGCCGGCGCTGAGCTGGGGTCGTTCTGGTGCGCGAACCTTGCCACGAAGGTCTGGCGCGCGGCGGGCCTGCCCACGGCGGGCAAAGGGAAAGATCCGTCGTGTGATCTGCTGATGCATTGGGCGAAGGATACGCAGCGATGGAGCACGACCCCGGCGCTCGGTGCCCTCGTGTTCTACGGACCCAACGCGAACGACGCGACGCACGTCGCCGTGGTGGTGCGCTTGTCGCCCGCCGCGCTCGTCGTCGGGGGCAACGAACGCTGGGGCGCGCTCGCGTCGCGGAATGGTGTCGCCGTGCAGCTTCGCGCCGAACAGCGCACGGACATTCTCGGCTATGCGCATCCGTTTCCGGTGGCCGTATGAAGCGCCCGCTCGTGACCGCCGCACTGTGTGCCCTCACGGCGCTCGTGACCTACCTGCTGACGTACTTCCAGCTCAAGGGGTTGTCGTGACGTACTTCCCGCGCATCCGCCCCGTGCTCCGACTCTCGCAGTGGTGCGCCTTCGTGCTGGCCGCGTTTCTCGCCGCCGTGGTCGGGATGATGGCGGGCACACTCGCGGCAGCGGCGGTGTGGACATGAGCAAGCTCAAACACGCAACGGGCAACGACCATCACGTTGCATGGTGGTGCCCCGGATGCAGTGCCGTGCACTCGATCCCTGTAACCGGTTCGAAGGCCTGGCAATGGAACCGTAGCGATGATGCGCCGACGTTCTCGCCGAGCGTGCTTGCGCATCCCCATCCAACGCTCGGGGAGGGGGACATCCCGACGATGACGCCGCTCTGTCACACATTCATCACCGACGGCGTGATCGACTTCCTGAGCGACTGCACGCACGCGCTCGCGGGGCAGAAGGTGCCGATGGTCGAATGGCGCGGCTACAACGCTGAGGCGTACACATGAAGCCGACCTACTACCGCCCCCGCTACGCCCCTGTGGTGTGGGGTGTCGTGATCGCCCTCGCGCTCGCCGCCGCCCTCGTCTTCGCACATCGTGCCGCCGTGGCGTCTGCCGTGGCCGCTGAGCGGGCGACGGTGCTACGGGAAGGGGAAGGGCTGCTTCGCGTCGCCTTGTCGCACAGCGCGGCCCTCAAGCGGGAAGCGGATTCGCTGCGGGTCGTCGTGGCGCGCGTGGACACGGTCCTCGTGAGTCGACTGCGGACCGTGCGCGATACCGCATGGCTCCCCGCCGACACGTCGCCCGTGGTGCGCCTCGCTGCCTGCCGTGCCACGCTCGACACCCTCGCCACCGACTGCGAGCGGTTCCGCGCCACGGCAACCGCCGCACTCGCCAACGCCGACAGCCTACACCGCGCCGACAGCGCCGCCGCACACGCGCAGTCAATCATCACCGCTGGCATCACCCGCAGCCGTGACGCCGCGCTCTCGCAGCTCGCGTCCCACGGTAAGCGCCGGTCTTTCGAGCGGGGCGTGTGCGTCGCGTCCGGCCTTCTCAACGTCCTGCAATGGAGAGCGCGATGAAGTTCCTCTGTCTGCTCCTGCCGTTCCTCATCGGCTGCGGCCGTGTCGAGGCTAGCACCACCGACCTCCCGACCCTCACGGTCGAGATGCAAGCCGACTCGGCGCGCGTCATCGCGACCTGGCGCCGTCCGTGCGACGCGCGCGGCTGCGCCGATGGCTACCGCGTGCAGTGGACCGCTGGCGCCGTCTCGCGCCTCCGCACCACGGCGGCACTCGCGGACACACTGTGGGTGCCCCGCCCCTCCGTCGGTGACACGCTCGTCGCGACGGTCGCCGTCACCGCGTCGCGTCGTGGCATCGTCGGCGCGACGCGCACCGCTACCGCTGTCGTCCGCCATCCCGACGCGCCGCCGCCGGCGGTGGATTCGCTCCGCACGGATACGCTCACCGTCGAAGGCGCGCTACTCGACTCGTTCCCCGTCGTGGCGGTGCGGGACACGCTGGGCCGCTCCGCCAGAGACCTGCCGCTGTACGGCGCGCTGCGCCTCTGCGCCCTCGCGCGCAATCGCTACACGGGCCTCGTCACCATTCTCATCCCCGCGTCGATGGCCGAGGACGATGAAACGCGTGAGGCGGAACGCTGCGAGCGCGCGCGCGCCTCGTACAGCGTCGAGCGTGCCGGATGACGACGCCGAGCCCCGAGACGGTGGCGACGTGGTGGCGCGCGGGGGACTTCGACCGCGCGCTGCCCGTGCTGCGGACATGGGGCCAGCAGCTGACGCGGCGGCTTCCGGCCGACGTCGCGGACGACGTGTGCGCGACGTTGTTGGTACGCGCATGGCGGTCGCCCACGATCCCTGACGACCCGCTGCGGTGGGCCGCGCGCGTCGTGCAGAATTTGCAACACGATGTCCGCAAGCCGGTCTGGAATCGCCCCGGCCGCATCGTGTCGCTGGAGACCGACCAGTTGGCCAGCGCGTTCCCCGCGCCCGATGCGTTTATCGACGCGGAGCATGACGCGGCTATGGTGCAGCTGGCGCGCGCTGCGATCCGTCGCCTGCCCGATGTCACGCGCCGGTGTTTTGTCCTGACCGTGTGGCACGGACAGACCAGCGCCGTCGTCGGCGACGCGCTTGGGCTGTCCCCTGCCGCCGTGCGGATGTGTGTCACGCGGGCGCGGCGCACCCTCGCGCGCTCGACGCGCCGTGCCGCGCGGCAGCTGTCGGTACTGGCCCGATGACGCTGCGCCTCCGTGTGCAACCCAAACCGCACAACAAAGTGCGCGTCTCTGTGTTTGTGCCGTGCAACCACGGGCACCACGGCGCGGGCGCGCTCGATCTGCCGGAACTGCTCTGGCGGACCCTGCTCTACCCCATCCTCACCGCTGGCGCCGCACGGCACGGCGTTACCCTGACACTGGAGCCCTGATGGCTGACGCAATTCTCGACGCGCACATCGCGCAGCGCCGCGCGGCGCTCGTGGCGGCGTTTCCGCAGATCGACCCGACGCACTACGTCGACGGCGTATTGCAAGACCGCGCCGACCGCTACGCGGCGCATCTCGCGACGATGACCATCGCGCCCGACATGGTGCAGTGGGCGCTCACGATGGGGCGCCGCTATGGCCCGTGGGTCAAGGTGCATCACTTCGTCGCGGACTGGCTCACGGCGCTGCTCATCATCCGCTACGGCGAAGAGCCCGACGCCGCGCGCTCCGACGATCCGAACTTCCACGGCTGGCCGGTGGCGTTCACGGACGACGATACCGCGCGCGCGAGTGAGTTGCTCGCCGGTACCAAGTGGCCGCAGGCGCTGACGCTGCTGCCGAAGAACCCGCTCGCACAGGAGGGCTAAGCCATGTCGCAGATGACGGATATCGCCGAGAACGACTTTATCGACGTCTACATTCGCAATCAGGCGAGCGGCAAGCCCACGTCGTGGAACATCCGCCTGTATACCGCTGCTCCCGGTGAGACCGGCGGGGGCACCGTGGCCAGCTACACCAACTACGCCGACGTCTCGGTCGCCGCGTCGCTCGCTAACTTCGCCGGCACGCAGGGCGCTGGCACCACGACCGCCAGCACCGGCACCGGTGGCGTCACGTCGAACAACAACGTGCTGACCTTTGGCACGGCGGCAGGCTCCGGCCCCCAGACGCTGACCCACTTCGCGTGGTGCAACGCGACGACCCCGTGGTACTACGGCGCCCTCACCACGTCGCGCACGATCAACAACGGCGACGTGGCGCCGAGCTTTGCGGCGGCGGCGTTGACGTTGACGGCGGCGTGATGACCGCCGCCGAGATCCGCACCGCCATTACGAACGATCCGGCGGTGCTCGCGCTCATGCCGGATACGGTCGCGATCACGGCCGCGCTCTCGGCAGGACGGACCACGCTCACGCTCACGATGATTACCGAACGCCGGATCTTGTCGGCGCTCGGCGTCGTCGCGGGGGCGGTGTTCCTCGACGCGCTCGACGCGTTTGCGGCGGCGACGCTCCCGCCCGAGCATCCCCTTGCCGCGTATCACAGCGGCATCCGTCGCGCGGTTGGCTGGCTCAAGACCGACGACGGCATCGACATCGGTGACCCGACGTCGCAGGCCATGCTCGACGCCCTTGCAGCGGCTGGCGTGGTGACAGCGGAAAGCGCCGCCATCGTCAAAGGCATCGCGCGCGTCCCCGATCCTCTCTCTGAACTCGACGTGCGTCGTGCGGTGTTCGCCGACGACGGCACGCCACTGGTGTAATCATGCCGAAGACACAAACACGGACTGTACTCGTCTCTAGCACCAGTCGTGCGGCCGGTGCAGCAGCCACGCGCGGCACACTGGACGTGTCTGCCGTCGATGGCGGCATCGTCACGTTCCGCATCACGAATGGGCCCACGGGGCCGACGGCGCAATGCGTCGGGCGCATCATGATCGCGCACAAAGATTCGGCAATGCCGGCAGCCGCGGCCGAAGGCACGGGCGATACCGCGTGGAAGCAGGTCTATGAGATCGGCGCGGGGCTCGCTGCCAACGCGAACGCGCGTGGCGTGTACCGCTTCGGTCCCGAGGTCGCGTACATCCAGATTGAGTGTACGGGCAACACGGGCCAACCCGTGACCGTAGAAGCCCACGCGACGACGTTCGTGTACTGATGCTGCTGCTTGACGCGCCGTTCGACAGCCAACCGCAGGAAGCGGTTGAAATCGACTGGGGAAACTCGATCACAGATGGGTTGCTGTGGGCGCAGAACGGGTCGTCTCTGCTGAACACGTTCGGACGGCAAGACATTATCCAAATCAATGGAACGATCTCGCCATCGGAAGCGAATGCCATCGGGTCAGGCTTGCAGTTCAGTGCGTCGCAGTGGGTTCGCTGTTATGAAACAGGCGCACCACGAGGAGACAGGCAGTTCACCGGCCTTGTGGTAATGACGCGCATTGGCTCGGGACGCGCCACGGTTATGGGAGCGTTTCCTGGCGCGGGCGGTACGGGTATGACGTACTTCGGCTACACGGTAACGGGACAGCTAGAGGTAGACACGAATGACGGGCAGTTCCGTGTCAATGTGTCGTCCTTTGCGCCGATCGCCGTCGGCGCATCCGGTGTACTCTGCGCCCGTTGGCGAGGAGACAACGGCGCTGACGTGTTTTGGAATGGTACCAGAACCGACAACCCGTACACGACCGCGCTCGGGACACTCGCCCCGCGTGAGATTCAGCTGGGCTCGTGGAATGCAGGCGGCGACGCGTTGTTCAATGGCATTCTTCACTCATCGTTCTTTTGGGATCGTGAGCTGTCAGACGAAGAGGTCAGGAGCGTAAGCGCGAACCCGTGGCAGCTCTTCCGCGCGCCGGTGGATTACTGGGTTCCGAGCGTCTCCCCGACGATTCTCACCCCCGACGCCACCCTCAGTAACACGAATTGGAGCGCTGTCGGTGCCGCCTCGTTACACGCGGCGCTCGCCGCTGGCGATAGCGACTACATCACCGCGAGCACGGCGGGCGCGGTGGCGGAACTGTCGCTGACGAACCCGTCGCCCCTGCTCACGCTGACCGACGCGTCGTTTACCGTGCGCGCACGCCTCAACTAACCCCTACTCACCCGGCCATGGCAGACGACGTACAGATTACTCCCCGTAGCGGTGACAGCGCCCTCGAAAACATCAGTACCGAGGAAGTCACGACGCTGAACGGCAGCACGGTGACCGCGAAGCAAGTGCAGCGCGTCGCGCCGGTGCTCATCAGTGGCGACGCGACAGGCGTCGACGTCGGCCGCAACAACCCGATGCCGACCGAAGTCTACGGCGAACTGGTCGAGGCCATCGAAGCGATGCGCTTCGCCGTGCAATCGCTGACGCGCAGTGTGGGGCTGCTCACCGTCGACGGCGCGGGCCGCGTCCGCATGGTATCGGACTCGATCGCAATCGCGTCCGGCAACCTCACCAATCAGGGGCAACTCGGCGGCCTGTCGGCCAACGATGCGATTCCCTCGTTCCTCGGAATGCGCGCGGACGGCCTGCGCGCGAACATCACCATTACCTGAGCCCATAGCCCATGCCTACGACCAACGGCAACCGAAAGCTCCTCGATCTCAAGCGCTGGGAAATGTGTGCACCGCTGCCGCAGATCACCAACAGCGCGATGTTCGTCGCGTCTTCGCGGCACTTCCGTCAGCAACAGATGCTGGTGTCGAGCGCGACGGTCGCACAGCTGCATAACCCTGGCGAAGACGGCTGGGTTGCGGTCCCGTCGCCCGCGCTCGGCAGCTTCGCCGTGGGCGCGTGTGGCGTGGGCGGCGCGATCTCGACGGGCGCCACGGCGGGTGTCGCGTCGCTGACGGCCACGGGCGGCACCACGTCGACGATCGTCACGAATCAAACGCTCGCGCGCGCTCTGCGCGGCTATCACGTGCACATTCTCGCGGGGCCGAACGCGGGCGTCACGTTGGAGATCCTCAGCAACACGATCGGCGCCAACGCGACGATTATCGTGGACGAGCAAGGCAGCGCGTTTACCGCGTCGACGGTGTATCGCCTGATCACGCCGGTGTGGTACGTGTTCGGCGGCGGGACGCTGGCGGTTGGCAGTTTCCGCAAGTACGACTACGCGACGAATACATGGGTCACGCTCGCGAACACGGGGTTGCCCGCCTCGTTCGGCACCGACGGCAAGCTGTTTAACACGCCATCGTGGATTGATACCGGCTACAAGCAGTTCGCGACGGGCACCGCGACGGCGGGCGGCGCGAGCACGCTGACCAACAGCGCGCGCAACTGGACCACGAATCAATGGGCGAACTGTCAGGTCCGAATCGTCTCCGGCACGAACGCGGGGCAGATTCGCACGATCGCGAGCAACACCGCCACCGTGCTCACGACGACGGCCGCGTGGCCGACGCCCCCTGATGCGACGACGGTCTATAGCATCGAAGGCAACGACGATTTCCTCTACCTGCTCGGCAACAACGCGGTGACGCTCTACCGCTACTCGATCGTCGGCAACACGTGGACGACCCTCGCGCCGACCCTCGCGCGCGCGGGCGTCGCGAACAACGCGGTCTCGGCGCACTGGATTCACAGCGCCACGGCGGCCGAATGGAAGGCGGAGAACACGATCCAAAACGGCCGCTACGTGTACAGCTTTCGCGGCGGCGGCTCGGCGGCGCTCGATCGGTATGACATCGCGCTCAACACGTGGGCCGCGCTCACGTATGCGCCCGCGACCGAGACGCTCACGACCGGCACCAAATACTGCTACCTGAAGGACCGCATCTACATCACGAAGGAAGCGACCGGCCGCTGGTTTGTGTTTGACGTCGTGGAGAACGCCATGCACCCGTGGTCGACAATGCTCTACCCGCAGGGCGGCGCCGTGATCGGGGACACGTCCTGGGACGCGACGTTCCGAGACGGCACGACCGAAATCGACTTCGTCTACATGGCGCTCAATACCAGCGCCATCGTCCTCCGCCAAATGGTGATCTGACATGACCGTTGATGATCTCATCGAGATGGCGGACGCGCGGCTCGCGCTGTGCGCGCAGCGTCGGAGCGTCGCGGTCGCGGACGGCGACGTGCAAGCCGTGATCCGACTGGACGCCGAAATCGCGCAGACCGAAGCGACGCGCACGGTGTTGCTCACGTCGCGCCCGTCGTAACCGGATCGCCGCGTGTCGCTGCTCCTGCTGCTGCGGCCCAGTACGGAGCCTGCCGCCCCGCTGACCGTCGCGCTGCTCCAAGGCGCGACGGTCATTGCGACACGCATCATCAGCGGGCTGACGACGACCGAGACGGACTACGCGTTCGTCCTCACGGCCGGCGAGCGCGCGGCGATTACCGATCAGACCGCCCTCCGGCTGCGCTGGACGCTCGGCACGGCCACGGCGGTGCGCGTCACCGAGGCGCGGGTCTCGCTCACAGGGACGCCATCGACGACCGGGGCGGCCCTCGCGGGCGACGTCGTGGTCACGATCGCGGCGACCGGTGCTCTCACGGTCGACAAGCCGCTAAGCGGTACGGCAGCGGTCGCGCTGGTGACGAGCGCCGCGTTGACGGTCGGGAAGCCGCTCGCGGGCGCGTCCTCGGTTGCCGTCACCACCAACGGCGCGCTGGCGGCGGTGGGGATGAGCGCCGCGAGTGCGGTGTCGGTCGGTACCGCCGGCGCGCTCGAGGTCCCGAAGCCGCTGAGCGGGGCCGTGCTCGCGGCGATCACCGTGAGTGCCGCCCTCACCGTGGCCAAGCCGCTGGCCGGGAATGCGGCGCTGGCCCTTACGACGGCGGGGGCCCTCGACGTCCCGAAGCCGCTGGCGGGCACCGTGTCGGTCTCGGTGGCGGCCGTCGGCAGTGTGGTGGTGCCGAAGCCGCTCGCGGGCGGGGTCAGCGTCAGCGTGGTGGGCGCGGGGGCGCTGCGGGTGCCGAAGCCGCTATCGGGCGTGGTGGAGATTGCCGTCACCACCAGCGGCGCACTGCTCTCGCTGACGATCGGCCGCTACCTCAACGGCGTACAAACCGTCGTGCCGCGCTACGCGGGAGTGTTGTGGGTCGGCGCCCGCGCTGACGCGGACCTCACGGTGGATGAACGATTGGCGAGCGTCGTGGCGCTCATCGCCCGCTTCGAAGCGGACGCGCTGCATTCCGCTGGCGGCGGTGCGCTCGCCGTGATTGCCGGCGAACCTACATAACGCGAGGCCTTATGGCGAACAACATCGCGCCCGAATGGCCCGTCGATAACGACGGCCTGTGGTGGTGCAAGATCACGCAGAAGCAGCCGAATCCCACCACGGGCGAGATCGAAGATATCGACGTGATCGGTCGGAACGACGTCATCGCCTTCCCGTCCGCGACCGAGACGCTCAGCGATGCGGAGACAATTCACGCAGACCTGCAGCTCACGTTGACCAACGTCGCGGGCACCAACGTGTACTACGCCTATCCGCAGGGTGACAAGGCGCGGCTCCGTTTGTTGCCGACGTATCTCGACCAACCCGTGTGGATCCACTTTAAGGCGGGCGACGGGGATTGGCACGAGGCGGCACGCACGATGGTGCGCAACAAGCGCACGGCCACGGGCTGAGTATGGCACGCCCCGCTCAACCGCTTACGCCGGCCGAACCGACGCTCATCGTGGATGGGCGTTCGGTGTTTCTCGCGCGCTCTCCCGTCCTCGAGGATGCCCGCGGCGCCCCCTACGATGGGCGCCAGGTGTCGCTCTCGCTGACGGCCACCGACGACCCCGTCGGGGCGCCTCCCATTCACCCAGCCCTCGCGGGTCCGGGGGTCGGCATCGGCGGCGGGGTGTACACGCTCGCCCTGCTCCCGCGTGACTTGTGGTTACGCCTCGCCGCCTACGCGCACGAGCGCATTTACGTGTGCACGGCGACGCCGGAGCATCCGCCGCACTTCAGCCCCGTGCGCGTCGTATGGCGCGTAGCCGAATACCCCACGCCTGCGATCGAGGCACGCGCATGACTCGGCGCCGCAGCACGCTCACGCTCGGGTACGAGGAGACGCAGGCGTCGCTTGACCGCGAAGACGTGGTCTTGCAGCAGCGCCGCGCGCAGCATCGGCCGAGTACGTCGCGCCCCCTTGCCCGCTGCGCCACGTGTGGGCAGTGGCCGCGCTGGCGCGAGACGGTGACGGGGACGCTTTGCGTGGGGGATGGGGGCTCGGGACATCCATACAGCACGCAGTAGGCGGCGAAACGTCCGCCAATTCGGGAGCCGACCCCGAGGATTTTCGGAGCCCCCCGCCACGCTGGAATCGCGTAAAGCCCACGTTTTCAATCGTTTCCGGCCCTTTTGAACCAGTGTACCCCGTGCCACTTGCGCAAGGGGTAGCCTTGGGATATCCTTATTGTGTGGCCAGCGCGGAGACACCACCTCCGGCACTGACGGCCCACTCCCATTTCCCGAGGATACACACCATGGCTCACGAACTCGACACCCGCGACAACGGCGCCGCCGCCTTCGTCTCCCTCCGCCAGTCCGCGTGGCACCAGCTCGGCACGATCGCCGCCGACGAAATGACATTCGACGAAGCGATGCATCTGGGCGGACTCGATTACCCGTTGGCCCTTCGTCCGCTCACCACGTCGCTGTCTATCGAAGGCGCGAACGGCGACGAAATCGATACGCTCGCGATCGACGTCCCGGGACATCGCGCCGTAGTCCGCGCGGACCGGAATCTGGTGCTTGGCGTGGTCTCCGATCGCTACGAACTGGTGACGAATCGCGAGGCCATGCAGATGGTGGACGTGCTCGTGAATGACGGCCTCGCCGTGATCGAAACGGCGGGCGTGCTTCGCGAAGGCGCTGATGCGTGGATGGCGCTGCGCTTCACCGGTGAGCAGATCGACGCGGCTGGCGAGAACGGCGGCGACGAGATCAAGTTCTACGGGCTGGTTCGCACGAATCACAACGGCAAGGCCTCGGTTCAGGTCGCGACGACCCCCGTGCGGGTGGTGTGCGCGAATACACTGGCCATGGCGCTGGGCAACGGGCAGACGACGGTCCGCAGCGTGCTCCACATGGGGGCACAGGCACGGAACAAGGTGCGCGACGCGGCGCAGTCGCTGTGGTCCGGCACGTTGCAGGACGCCGAGAAGATGGCGGCGGCGTTTGCCACGATGCGCCGCACAAGCATTTCCGAAGCGCAGTTCGAAACCGCGGTACTCGATGTCCTCTGCCCCATGCCGGCCGAGCCGGACGCCGACGCGTCCAAGCTGGCCCACGCGCTGTTCCCGTCGCGCGTGCTGAAGGCCACCGAAACGCGCTTCCGCATTCAGGAACTGTGGATCAGCGGCACCGGCCAGCAGGGCGCGTGCACCGCGTGGGATGCCTATAACGCCTGCACGGAAGCGCTGGACCACTTCGACGCGGTGACCGTGAAGGGCGAGCGCCTGACGGCGCTCCTGCCGACGGGCAAGCTCGCGCAGCTGAAGGCCACCGTGTTCGATCGCCTGCTGTCGCTGGCCGTCTGATGACCTCACGCCGGCGCGGGACACCACCCCGCGCCGGCGTCTTTTCCCCTCTCCCGAGATCCGCCCGATGACCTGTCCCATTCCCGTGCGCCGCGCGACGCGTCGGCGCCCCAGTGTTCCCGCGACGTCCAGCCCGGCGTGCACGCTGCAGCGCATTACCGTCGTGATTCGGCTCGGTGACGTCGTTGTCACCGCGTGCCGCGTGGCGGGTGCGCGCTATGTCCTTTGCTTCGATCGCGGCGAGCGTCGGCCCCGATTTGTGACGATGCCACGCAAAACGCTCGCGACCATGCTTCGCTACGCGCGCCGCGTGGGGCTCCCGTCGCGCATTCTCGGGAGGGTGTGAATATGCCCACCTTACAGGGAAACACGCTGCGGAGTGCATTGAGCCTCGCCGCGCAAGTCATGAGTGATCTGGACGGCGACCTGGCTTTTGCGCTGCATATCGCCAGCATCGGGCACGCCGCGATGACGGATATGCTGGCGGACGTCGTTCTTGCCGTCATCACCCGCGTGGTGGACGAGACGGGATCACTTGAGACGTATTGGGAGGGCATCGAGCATCGCGGGATTCCGCTCTACGAATGCGCGAACGCGATCGCGACCGTGATGCAGGACCGCGGGCTCAGTGACGCGGCGACGTTGGAAGCCGCTGCCATCGACGCGTGCCTGGCACTGCTCCAGCCGATCCCGACGGCGGAGGACCGGCACCATGGCTAAATGGTACGCAGGCTATCGCACAGCGCTCGGTCTCGAGAGTGAGCCGGTGGCGCATGACACGTGGTCCGACGCACGCACGTCGTTGCGAGACATCGCCCATGTGCAGCTCATGAGCGCCATATGCGCCGGGCGGGCTTCTGCGGTGCGCGAGATGGAGGCGGTGCTCGATGACGTCGACGCGTGCACGGCCGATGCAGAACACGAGTTCGAAGGGGAGGGGCTCACCTTCTTTCTGGAGGAGCGCGCCCCATGACGATCCTCCCGCCCGCGGGCGCGGTTCCGGCCGTTCCTTGCCCGTCTCCCGACACTTCTCCCGTTTCCCCTTCCCTACCTCCTTGCGCACCAGATGCGTCGGTTCACGGGGCCATTCCGCGGCGTATTGCGCCGGCCGCGCTTGACCGATTTATGACGGTGTACGAGCGGCAGCTCCGCGCGCTCGTTGTCCGGCCATCGCTCGGCTACGGCTTCACGCTCGACGAGGTCCCGCGCGTCGTCGCACGAATGCGCGAAGCCTTCCGCACGGGCACTTACAACCGGAAGGGACATGCGCTCAACGGGACGTGCCGGAGTCTCGGGATCTCCACCTCGCGGCGGTCAATCGACGCGTACCTCAGCGGAGGGCGCGGTCATGGACCATAACGATCCCGCCTTCAAGCAATGGCTCGTCAGCGTCTCGGCGGCCGCCGCGCGTGAGCTGGCCGACGTCGTCACGCGCCCGTGTAGTGTGGCCGTCGTGCGCCGTGCCGTGCGCGCGGCGCTGCAGGACGACGCCTGTCCGTCGGACATCCGTGGCGAGCTCGTGACACACCTGACGCGTCTGACGAACGCGAACAAACCGGCGCGACGTGATGCGCCGGTGTTGGTGAAGTTCTCCGCCGAAGAAAAAGCGCGCGTGGCGGAGCGCGCCCGTGCCGCGAATGTCGCGGTGGCGACCTATATCCGGGCCTGTGCCCTAGGAGAACTCTGATGCCCCCGCGTTCCCCCGCGAACAAGTTGAGACCGCCGATGCCACCAGCCTCACCGGAAACGGCAGCGCTTACAATGCAGATGGTCCCAACTCTGTCCCTGCAGCCAGCGCCGTGGAACCCGCGGCGCATCGCGCCAGATGCGCGACAACGGCTGCGGGCAGGCATCGAACGGTTTGGCTTTGTACAACCCGTCATCGCGCGCGAGGAGGACCGCCTCATTGTTGGCGGACATCAACGTTGGGACATCGCCGTTGAACTGCAGCTGCCCACCGTACCCGTCATCTTTCTCGCCGGTCTGACGGACGCGCGTGCAAAAGCGCTGGCCGTGCTGCTCAACAACAAAGATGCCCAGGGAGAGTGGGAGATGTCGTCGTTGACCGCTCTACTCGAGGAGCTTGCCGTGGATCCGCTGGAGGAGTTGCTGTCGGCGACTGGCTTCGAAGCGAGCTCGCTTGAAAAGCTGCTTGGGACTGGCGCGAGTGACGCGGCGGTGCTCACGCCGCTCGAAGTGCGGCCGCTCCCGAAGATGGTGTGGGTGCTGATCGGTGCGCCGTCTGGCCAGTACGCCGATATCGCCGACCGCGTCCAAGAGATCGCGACCGTCTCGGGCATTCTGTGTGAGGTGGTGTCCAGTGACCACGGAGCGCCGGCGTGAGCGGCACGGGCAAAGTCGACAACGACTACTTCGGCGCGAAGCTGGCGCTGCGTCGGTACTTCCTTCGCACCTACCACGCGGGGCAGACCACGAAGGTGTTCGATGCGTGCCAGGCGACAGGACAATTGTGGAAGACCCTGCGCCAGGAGTTCGCGGTCTCGTACTTCGGCGTGGATCGTACGCCGCAACCCGGACGCCTGCAGATCGACTCGGCGCGAGTGCTGGCCACGCCCGGGTGGTCGTTCGACGTGATCGACGTCGATACCTACGGCGCTCCGTGGACGCACTGGGAACAGATTCTTCGGCATGGCCGCGCGCCGGTGTCGGTGTTTCTGACGATCGGTTCGACGATGTTCAACGGGAGCACCGACAACGTCGCGCTACGCGCGATTGGCCTCGGGCCGATCATCAGCAAGATCCCGCCGTCGTTTCGCCGCCGGCTTGACGAACTTGGCGTAGATTATTGTCTGGCAATGAGTTACACTTACCGCTGGCGCGTGGTTGACGCACAAGAGGCACCCCGTGGACGGTCTGCGCGGTACCTCGGTCTCCACTTGGTACCCGAGGCTGTCGGCACGTCCGTGCCAAACCCGCAAGCGACCGGACACCACCCGGCGCCTGCGTCACCTTTCCCGAGGACCTGAACATGGCAGAAGGCTCAATCATCGCGTGGACCAATCACACCCTGAACCCGTGGATGGGGTGTCTCAAGATCAGCGACGGCTGTAAGAACTGTTACGCCGACACGCTGGTCACCAATCGCATGAAGCTGAACGTGTGGGGGCCTGCCTCCACAACCACGCGTAAGGTGACCAGCGCCGCTATCTGGGCGAAGCCGCACAGCTGGAATCGCGCCGCCGCAAAGGCTGACGAGGAGACGTTTGTGTTCTGCGCGTCGCTCTGTGACGTCTTCGAAGATCATCCGGTCGCAGACGCCACGCGGCCACGTCTCTGGGACGTCATCCGCGCTACGCCGCATCTCACCTGGCAGCTCTTGACCAAACGTCCTGAGCGCATTGCGGCACACCTGCCAGCGGATTGGGGTGAGGGCTGGCCCCACGTGTGGCTCGGCACGTCGATCGAGGACATGCGCGTGGCGAGTCGCGCGGATCATCTGCGCCGCGTGCCGGCGGTGGTGCGCTTCATCAGCTACGAGCCGGCGCTCGGCCCGCTCGACGATCTCAACCTGTCCGGCATCGATTGGGTTATCTACGGCGGGGAGTCGGGACCCGGGTATCGAGCGCACGATCTCGCGTGGCCGCGCGTTATGCGCGATCGCTGTGCCGCGGAAGGCGTTGCCTTCTTCTTCAAGCAGTCGGCCGCGCCGCGCACCGAGATGGGCATTCGACTCGACGGAGAGTTGATCCGCCTCTGGCCAACGCCACGCACGGTGCAGCATCCGTCTTTTCCGGACTACCGACCAGCCAGCATTCGCCGCACCCCGCCGGATAAGGACTACTCCCCGCGCTACTCCACAACGACACCGGCGGAACCGCCGGCGCTCGGCGCCGAGATAGCGGAAGGGCTGCTGCTGTAGCGGCGCACGCGATGAACGCGCCGCCGTATCCCGAACCGGTGAACGCGCCACGCGAGAAGCGACCGGATGGGTCGGTGCTGCTCCATGCAGCGCCGCCCCTGCGTCGCTTTCCCATCGCGGAAGCCCCAGGCTTCGCCGTCGAAGTCACCGATCGCCCCGAGGCGGTCTACTTGCTGGGGAAACCTGACGGCTCGGAGATCCCGGTCCCGTGCCGGCTCTGTGGCACCTGGAACCCTGCCACCATCAGTGGTCGGCACTTCTTCTACGCGTGGGAACCGGACGTCGCGCTCGAGCTCACCAGCGTGCGCCGCGTGGAGTGCCTTATCGGCCGCCTGGCGTTTCCCAGCGGCTGGGCGGCGTCGCCGTGGTTCGCGAACACGTCGCGCCGTGCCCTGCTCCGCCAGTTGAGTGCATTCACCGCGGCATTCCTCGACGAACGCCTCACGAAGTCGGTGGCACTCATGCGCGCGGTCTCACGGCAAGACGCGCGATAGCGTCCAGACTGGCGACGCCGGCTACGTGCGTCGCCTATCTTTATCTAATGTCTCAACGATCCCCGAAGAAGCTGCGCATTGCCGATGACACGCCACTGGGGCACCTGATTGGCGCCGAACTTCTCAGACCGCGAACCGTTACCGCGCTGACTCGCACGATGTGGACCGTGGGGCAGCTTCGCGCGTGGTGGCGAGATCACGAAGCCGGATCGGCCGCGGTGCTGCCCTGGGTCGGCCCGGCGGCGATGGACGACATTCGCCGCGCCATGCGTCGGATCGCATGACGCCAGCCCTCCCACGTTTCCGGTCGGTCTTCGTCCGCCGCAAGTGACGCGAAGCAGCGCTCGCGGGCGCGGCGCGGGATGCGCGGCCGGTGACTTATCGCGTTGACAACATAGGGGTATGCCCCTATTTTTATGGTGTCGGCGCGAGTGGCGCCGGCACGAACCGCCCACTGGGGCGCTGCCCCGAGGATACCGAGATGACCGCTTTCTTTGCCGCCTACACCGACGCCATGATCTGCGCCGTCGGCACGTCGCCCGCCGAGGCCATCGCGACCGCTCGCCGCGAGATGCAGGAGCCGGACGCCGAGCTGGAGACGGCGCGCATTTCCGAGACGCTGGCCGCGTACATCGCCAGCGGTCACACGCCCCGCCGCTGGGACATCGTCGGCGGCTCGCTCATCGACACGACGCACGCCGATGCCGACGCCGATTTCGTGCGGTGCGACTCCGACGCGGGCGACGGCGGGTGGTCGCTCCACGCGCCGGACAGCACGGACGAGGATATTGCCGAGGGGCTCGCGCTCGAACTGGCCAGCGGCACCGGCAAGCCCACGCGGGAGGACTACGACCTCGCCCGGGCGCAGATGGCGAGCCCGGCCCGCGCGTCGACGTGGGCGCTTCGGCGCCTCGTCGCCGCCTCCGGCCTCACGCCGACCGAGCTGTCCCGCGTGCTGGGCCGCGATGACCGCACGATGCGCCGCTGGCTGTCGGGGGAGCAGGACGTGCCCGACACGCTGGCGCAGCAGGTCGCGCGGCTCCGCGTCACGGCGGTGGACCCGGAGTGGGTCCACCTGACGTATCGCCGCTGATGGCGCGACCGAAAGCCACGGTCCCGGACGAGCCGCTCCCGAGCGAGGACTACATCACGCTGTTCGACGGGCAGGGAGCGAGCCCGTCGCGTGGCTACATGCTCGCGATGACGATGGACGGCACGCACCGCAAGGTGTGGCACGGGGTCGCCAAGTACGGATCGTGGGCGGCGGCGCTTGCGGCCGCGCGTCAGGCGCGGGAAATCTGGCTGGCGACGCGCGACCCGCAGGATGCCGTGCCCGGCCGGGGGAAGCGGGCGCATACGCGCGGGTGTCGGTATGACGCAGTGCGGCGGCAGTGGGTCGCACGCTGGACCGATCCCATCGTGCGGCGCCTGTACTCCGTCGGCTGTGGCGACGGCGAGGCCGGCCGGGAGCGTGCCCACGCACTGCGCGCAGAGGCCGAATCCCGGATTGCGTCGCATCGCCCGACGATGGACCTGGTGCCGCCGAGGGGACGGGCGCCGGCGATCCGGCGCCAGACGAAAGAGGCGCTGACAGAGCGGTTGGCCGATCTCCAGCGCAAGATTTGGGCGCTCAAGTCGGAGCAGCACCGGGTGCGCCTGAGCCTGCGCGCGCTTGAGGGCGACGACGGGCCAGCGCCGGCCATGCCGCAGCACGAGAGCCGCACGCTCCGCGCCGAGGTCGCGCGCATGTCGCGGGCCGGGTACAGTGTGCGCGACATCGCGTCGCATCTCGGCATCACCGAGCGCGCGGTGTATTCGCACCGGCACAAGGCGGGGGTAGCGACGCCCAGAGCGGAAACGCCGGGCGAGCCGCAGCCGCCAGACGGGGGTTGACTAATTAGACGGTCAGTGTTATTATCATGATGTCGGGCGCAACGAGCGCTGACCAGTGGCGGGCCGCTGATTCGGTCCGGTAGCGCAGGAGCAACAATGGAAGCTGTGTCCCTCCCCTCGTGGTGCCGCATTGTCCGGGAGACGTCGCCGGAGCTGGTGGCCGCGTTCGCCGCACGCCCGACAATCGCCGGCCCGACGGATGCGGCCGCGTACCTCGCCCCGCGCCTCGTCGCTGAAGAGGTTGAGGTGTTTGCGGTCATGATGCTCGACGCACAGAACCGTGTCATGGCGATGCACGAAGTCACGCGCGGGTTGGTAAACTCCTCGCTGGTCCATCCGCGTGAGGTGTTCCGGCTCGCGATTGCGGTCGGCGCGTCATCCATCATCGTCGCGCACAATCACCCGAGCGGCGTGCTGACGCCGAGCCCGGAAGACATCGAGGTCACGCGCGCGCTCGTGGCCGCCGGCGAAGTGCTGGACATCCCCGTCCGCGATCACCTGATCATCGGCCTCAGTGGCCACCGGTCGCTGGCGTCGGACGGGTACATCTGACGATCATCAGGCGCCGCCACAGTGGCGGCGCCCATGCGGCTCCCCTCGCCGAATCCCTCACCGAGAGCACGATCATGTCTGACGGACCTCCCATCACCTACAGCACGACGCACCCAGAGCCGAGGCGCACGGTCGATCACGCAGAGGCACCGCGTGTGCCGACTCCTGCGGCTCAGCAACGCCTGCGCGACCTCGTCAATGACCCGACGCCGAGCGGAGACACCAGGGGCTCCGCATTGCCGGCGCCGCATTCGGGGGCGCGATTTTCGCAGCGGCAGGCGGCGCGAAAGCTGCTGGCCGGACGCAGCTATCAGGCCGTGCAAGCGTGGCTGAGAGGCGAGCCCGTCCCGACCGCCACGGCCGAGTTCCTCGAGCACGACCTACAGCGCGTCGACGCGCGCCTCGAGGATCGGATGATCCGCATAGCCGAGGACGAGATCGCGATTGTAGTGAAGCGGTAAAGCGGCCAGAGTAACCTTCATAATCAGCTTTTGACGGTGGGACAAACGCCAGCGTAATTGTTGGAGAACAACGCGTTAGCAGTTTTTACCTGTGGAGTATGCAAGATTTTTGCAGAAATTCCGACATCATTTCCGAGGTGAAAGTGTCCCACGCAAAGAGCTGGTGTGAGGCGGTGCGGCAGGCGGAAGCGCTGTGGATCGACGCGATTATCGCTGCGGATGCACGACTGCCAATGGAGATTCGGCCTTTCCTGAACCTCAGCTTGGCGAAGCAGAATCTGTCGCACCTGATTCGGCGCGAGCTGATCCAGAGCGGCTTGCCCGTCGTGGCGCAGCCGTCCGGGAATTCCGATGTCGATTACTTCGTGCTGAAGGGGACGGCGGTAATCCGGGTGAAGGGCCTCAACAAGCAGGGAAGGCCGTCTAACTACGCGACAGATACCGCCCTGCAGTATCACCTTGGCGATGCGGTTGACAGCCTGCCGGATCTACCGCCGCTTCCGCGAGTCGATGTGTCGTACCATCTCGACGAGGTGCTCTTCGTGGTTCGCGCAGTGGAACTGCTCGAATGGCGAGAGAACCGCGCGGTTCGGCGCTACCAGTTGCCTGCGTTTGGGATGCCTCGGGAAATCGAGGTGGCCGAGGAGTTGCCGTTCGAAGTCGCGCCGGCGACCATTCGCCCGAAGCGCGAGGAGATGAACCGTCGTCGTCGCGCGAGGCGCGAAGGAGAATCGTGAATAGGGTTCGGGTGAACGGGGAACTGTTGCAGCTGGCTCGCCAACGCGAAGGGCTGACGCAGACGATGCTTGCCGAGCTCAGTGGAGTTGGGAGTCCGCTGATCTCTCGCGTGGAATCGGGCCTCGTCACGCACCTGCCAGAGGAGTCCGCACGCAAGTTGGCTGACGCGACGCATGTGAGCGTGCGGTTTTTCGATAAAGACCCTACGGTGCGCCATCTCGGCTTCCATCGACTGTATCGTCTTCAGCGGAAAGTCGGCGTTCGCGCACTTGAGCGTCTTGAAAGCGAGATCAACGCACGTCGGCTTCACATAATCAGCCTGCTCAAGAAGTTCGACGTGGAACACGCGATGCCGTTGCCATCTCGCTCAGACTTTGAGGGCCTATCGCCGATGCAGGCCGCTCAGGAGATCCGCCGGATGTGGCTTGTAAAGCGCGGAGTCATCGGCCCCATCACGCCGTTACTCGAGGCGGCAGGCATTCTCGTTGTTGAGGTCGATGTTGCAGAAAAGGCATTCGAAGGACTGGCGGTTCACGCCTTCGATGGCATTCCACTCGTTTTCGTTCGCAAGGGGCAAACCGCTGATCGGCGACGCTACACGCTCGCACATGAGCTGGCACACCTGCTGCTGCATCAGTCGACGACAGAAGAACAGGAGAAAGAAGCCGAAGAGTTCGCGGCCGAGCTGATCATGCCCGAAGAATATGCTCGGAATCTGTTGGCAAACTTCACCATCCAGAAGGCGCTGGAGCTCAAAGCTCGCTACCAGATATCCGTACAGTTCTGCATCATGCGCGCAGCACAACTCGAACTCATCGGAAAAGACGAGAAGACGAGGCTGTTCAAGTATGTGTCCATGAAAGGCTGGCGGACCGAGGAACCGTATGCGATGCCTCCGGAACGACCGACCATCCTCAGTGACATTCTACGTTCAGTCATCAAGCAACTCGCCTATACGGTTGAAGAGCTCGCAGACGAGTTCGGCGAAACTCCAGATCGAGTGCGTGATTACTTCTTCACGGAAGATCAACCCAATCGCCTCCGCTTGGTGTGAGCCAAGAATCGAACGCCCCACCGTCACCGGTGGGGCGTTTGCATTCACGGCTCTGGCTGCTTTGCGGCGAACGTTTTAGCAACTAGCGCGTGGGTTCGAAAGACACACGTAATTTGAAAGGCCATGCGAGAAGACATTGTGCCGTACGATTTGAACTGTTTGGGTATCGAGAGTTGCCCGATCAGGGCCTTTACATCATCGAATGAGTGGATCGAAATCGTGTGGGCGAACTTGTTCCGGATTTTGAAGATGGTCCTGAGCTCTTGATGCTCATCGTCATCAATCAATCCAAAGGCGTGTGCGACCGTGAGATGCCGTGAAACTTGTTCTTCACACAGCGATCTAGCGGACGCGTTAGGCCTCGTGCTTGCGGCGATCAATCGCGCAAGCTGATCCTCAATCTGGCCGGCCAGCAGAATGGCCACCTCGCGATCGCTAAGAACGTTCCACGCATTGAAGCGGGTGTTCATTTCGGCGACCTGCTCAAGCAAGTCCCTTTCTTTCGAAGGCACCTCAGTCATAGCGGCGCCCACCTCGTCACCGCCCCAATCCACTTCCGCCCCGTCCCGCTGTCGTCATTCCACGTGACGATCACCTTGCACGCCCACGGCCCGGGACCCTGCAGGATGCGCAGCGCCGTCCGTTCGCCACGGCCGAGCGACGCGGGGAGCTCTCCGGCGAGCAGCTCCGAGACGTCGTCGCCGTTGTGCTCGAGTGTGCACCGCAGCTGCACCGCAGTGTCATCACCAGTGTTCTCGATCACCAGCTGGCGACGGTGTCCGGCTCCATCGGGGCGCGCGGAGAGGGCGGCGGATTTGCCGAAGGGCATGGCTAGCGGATGTGCACGGTCTCAACCCAACCACAGTGGCGATTGGGACACGTAACCACTGCTGACCGTAGCCCGACCGGTACAAGCGATCCGCGGGGGGCCGCGATCGCCTCCCATGTTGTCTCACAGCTCTCGCACTCGACGGTGGCACTCAGAATGGGACCGGTCAAAGGACGGGAGCCCATCGGTGATCGGCTGATCAGATTCGACGCGATCTGTTTGAAGCGCACGTTTCGAAGATTAAAGGCCATTGCCGCTCCTGATATCGAGAAGGTGTTTCACGTGCATTCCGCGCATGGACGTTTCGGGGGGTTAGCGACCTAGGCATTTTGTCCGGTACTGATTAAACCGAGCTTCGGCCGACGTCCCCGCCGCGCCTTTTTCCGTGATGACATCACCGCGACGGCCAGCGAATGATTCAAATCCGGTATAGGCGCCGAAGGAGTTTCGCGCGTTGAACTCGCCGCACACATAGAACACGGAATCAGACTCGGCCGACACGATGCCTTGCCATTGCACGGAACTCGGGTCCTTCATGCGACTTGCGAGTTCGTCTTTGACCATCTGTTCGGCCACCGGCTGCCGGTAGCGCTCGCGCGTTTCCTCCTCGCTGGGCCCCAGCGCACAGAATCCGGCGACCAGGAGAAGCACGACGAGGATCGTCCCCCCGCATCCGACTTGAAACGCCTTTCCAACAGTTGACACAGTCTCCCTCCTTCGAATGGGTAACTTCCCACAGATTTCCACACCGTCGCGAGCTTGCCGCGTCCCACAATTGCGGCTGTCAGATCAGCCCGCCATACTCCGGCAACCCCAAAAATGCCCCGAATGGTGAAGCCGTCCGCGACCTGCTATTTCCGTCTTGAGCGCCCAATGCGCTTCCCCATCGCCGGCGAGGCTGGGGACTTCTTGGCCGTGATGCCGCCGGCCTTCCGTGAGAACCTCTGGATGCTGCAGGCGGAGTCGCTGTGGGTCATTCGCCGCCGCGCGTTTGAGGAAGGGAAGCTGTGGTCCATGCTGAACGACAAGGTCGACGATGGCACACTCACTTTGCTGCACGCTCCTGGTCGTCGGTTTTTAGGTCATCTGGTCGAATCTGGGCAGCTGTCGACTGCTCAAGCGCTTCGGGTGTTACGGGCGGGGTAGCCTTTCGCTCGCCAGAGGCGTCGACCGGCGCGCGCATCGACTCTGCGATGGACGCGAGGCGCGCCGCGAGATCAACCGCGTATCCACGCGCTTCCTCGACACGCCCACGCCAGTAGTCGAGACTCTCAGAGCCCGTGACCAACAGCGCGTTCACCAGCGTTCCCGGCTCGAGCTCGTACGCTCGCTCTACGACGGACAAGGTTTCGTCCTCAAGTGGCAGACCACCGGTTTCCCAGTTGTACACCGTTTGTCGCGTCTTCCCGGACGCTCTGACAATGTCCGGAATGCTCTTGCCAGACTGTATGCGCGTCGACTGAAGAAAATGGCCGGCTCGCTGTCGGAGTAGTGTCAAATTTATACTTGACAGTTGACAATGCACGGCTGTACACTTGTAAAGCGCCTGTTTAACAGGTGGATGCCAGTCGCTTTACATGAGGATGTATGCCCCGACACCAGTCTCCCGCCAAGCGCGCGACCGGAAAGAAGAAGCGGTCTCTCCCATGGAGTGGACCCATTCCGCTTGGTCCCATGTCGCTCCGGCTTGCCGCCAAGATCATTGGCGGCGTGAACTCCTATGGAGTGATGCGGTTGATCGCCGAAGGAGAATTGAGCGGCCAGAAGGTGCACAACACCGCCGGTGGCCATGCCCTCCAGGTTTTGGGGGAGTCGGTGGCCGCCTACGTGGCCAGGCGTGAGGCCGCGCCGCAGCGCGGTATCGCGTGATCTCACGTCTTTCGTCCCCGTTCGCTGGCGCGGATGGCGCGCAGCGTCCTCCCGCTGATCTCCACACCATCCGGTGTGGTCTCCGGCCGCAGCAGGCAATCGGCCGGGATCTCGGGCGGCACGGCGCCAGAGAGGCGGCCATACGTCACCCAGCCGGGATCGACGGTCAGCCCGAAGTCCACGCGAGCCCACTGCACCAGCGCCATGATCAGATCGGGGGTCCAGCGCCGATGCGAGCGCACCAGCCGCGAAACGGTCGTGTACGACTGGATGCTCTGCGAGTCGACGTAGGCATTGAGCCCTTCGGCGACCACCGGATGGCTCAGGTGCGGGGTCTCGCGCGGCAAGTCGGCCCGCTGATCCAGCAACGACAAGACCAATCGGGCGCGGTTCGCCATCGCCAACTGCAGCGGGCTGGAGCTCCGCAGCGATTCGGAGGCGCCGTACTTCTTTCCGGACGGGCGGGATGTCGTAGCCATGGGCAAACGCTCGGGACGTGTGGTGGTAGTCAGCTCCTACGCGGTACCCCTTCGCTCCGCACGATCAACGCCGGGACGATAGCGCACGGCCCCGGGTTGCGATCTCCGCAAGGAGTTCGCCGCGCATGGACGTTTCAGCAGGGGCTGACGAGCGGAATATGTCGCGCGGGTGCGCAATCCGACAGGCGGAACGCCGCGCGGATGCGCCAACGCAAAGCGGCAGGAGCCGAGGCCCCTGCCGCTGCGACCACCGCACCACACGGTGGATTTGTTTGCGCGCTCCCGAGGACGAATCCCCCACGCGCTCTCACAAAGTAGGCAGTCCCCCCCTGTGGCGCCAGACCACCACATCGGCGCGACACTCCTTCCCACAATCCCGAGGACCTGATGGCGATTCAATTCCAACGCGCGACACGTCGTCGCGTGAAGATCAAAATGCTGTTGAAGGGCCCTACCGGTTCGGGCAAGACGTATGGCGCCCTGCACATCGCCGACGGGCTCGCGCCTGGCAAGATCGTGCTGATCGACAGCGAGCACGATCGCTCCGAGTTCTATGCCGACGTGGTGCCGTTTGATCGTTCCTCGATCGACGATCACACGCCGAAGGCCTACGCAGCACACATTCGTGCCGCCGTCGATGCCGGCTACGAAGTGGTAATCGTCGACTCCCTCTCGCACTGCTGGATCAACGTGCTCGAGCGGAAGGACGCGTACGACAAGGCCAATCCGCGATCGAATCAGTGGACGAACTGGGGCTTGTTCGGTGGCGAGTGGGATGAACTCATGCGCACGATCCTAGAGGCGCCGATCCACGTGATCTGCACGGCGCGTTCGAAGATGGCGCACGAGCAGGTTGAGCAGAACGGAAAGAAGCAGGTCGTGAAGCTCGGCCTCGCACCGCAGCTGCGCGATAACACCGAGTATGAGTTTGCGATCTGCTTCGATGTGGAGCAGACGACCGATAAGCGCCACCCCGCCCAGGTGTCCAAGGACAATACGAACCTGCTGAGCGAACCGGGTCGCGTGTGGGATCTCACCGACGGGGCCGTGCCCGCACTCATTCGCAAGTGGATGGAGACGGCGCGTGAGGTTGAGCGCCCGCTTCCGGAGACGCAGCAAGCGATTGATGATGCGCTGTTGGATCTACCCGAAGGGCTCCAGGCAAAGTCTCGGAAGAAGATCGCGCAGTACAAGCAACAAGGCTTCCCCGAAACGAAGGCGCAGGAAGTGTTGGCACAGCTTCGCGTGCTCGTGCAAGGCGCGGTGGCGCCGACGGCACCGGCCGTCGCGGCGGCACCGACGCCGCCAGCAGTCCCGCACCCGCCGGTCGACGACGCGCCGCCGCTCACCAACGACGCACACGAGACCTCTGATGACCGCACGCCCCTGCCCTCGATGTCGCTCAGTGAAGCGGCCTCGATGACGGTGACGCTGTCAGACGGCGCGAAAGCGCTCGGGGATCTGAGTACGAAGTCCCTCAAGAAGCTGCGCCCGCTCGCTGTCGAGCGTGAGAACCTCGCATTGGTACAGGCGATCGATGTGGTCCTGGCCGATCATGCCGCGCTCGCGTCCCCGGCCGCTCCGCCTGCCGTCACTGCGTCACGTGGTGTCGCGCCGGATCTCGGCGAGCCGTCCTTGACTATCGCTGGGAAGATGCAGGTGAAGACGGAAGCCGGCTCGTATCAGCTCCAGCAGTTGCCACGGCGGTACCTCGAGCGATGCCTACAGCACCGCACAGACCTCACGCACGAGATGCGCGCGGGCATCCGCGTGGTGCTGGCGTACCGCGACGGCAACCCGATGGATCCGCACGTGATGGAAGTGGAGTCCAAGGACGCGCCTGACGAGGTCCAGCACGTGAGCACCGCCGGCACCTGACACGAGCACCGATGACCTTGCTGGTAGGCATACCGCCTGCCGGCAGCCAAACCTTTTGGAGCGTTCCATGAATATCGATCTCAAGGCCCTCGGCATCACCGAGGAGCAGCTCGTCGAGAAGATCATCGACAAGACCGTCGAGCGGCTACTCACGTCGGTCGGCTACGATGAGGACGGCGACGAGTTCGTCGTAGACTCGCGCCTCGTGAACAACCTCAACGATCTCACGAAGAAGCTTATCGACGCGAAGGTAGAGCAGCTCGCGGACACGCACGTGAAGCCGCTGATAGAGTCGCGCCTCGAATCGCTCGTGCTGCAGCAGACAAACGCATGGGGCGAGAAGACGGGCCAGCCGGTCACGTTCATCGAGTATCTGATCAAGCGCGCCGACGCGTACATGACCGAGCCTGTGGACCACAACGGCAAGGCGAAGGGTGAGGGCAACTCGTACGACTGGCGCCAGAGCACGACGCGCGTGTCGTACCTGATGGACAAGCACCTGCAGTACAGCATCACTGTGGCGATGCAAGAGGCGCTGAAGACGGCGAACAGCAGCATCACGAAGGGCCTCGCTGACGCTGTAAAGATGTCCCTCGCTGAAGTACAGGCGAAGCTGAAAGTCGAGGTGAAGGTATGAGCCGCTCGCTGAATCGCGTCACGCTTATTGGCCACGTTGGCGGTGATCCCGAAGTCCGCGACGTAAACAACGGCAGCCGCGTCGCGACGTTCTCATTGGCCACGAGTGAATCGTGGACCAACGACGCGGGTCAGGCAACAGAGAAGACCGAGTGGCATCGGGTCGTCGTGTGGAACAAGGGGAAGCGCACCCTGGCCGATTTCGTTCAGCAGTACATCAAGAAAGGCGAGAAGCTCTACGTCGAAGGGAAAGTCACGTATCGACAGTGGGAAGACAAAGACGGGCTGAAGCGCACGACGACCGAAATCAACGCGAGCGAGCTCATGCCGCTCGGTGGACGACGCGACAATGATGCAGGTGCGGAAGCACGAGCGCCTCGCGCGTCGGCAGCGCCAGCTACGCCGAAACCGGCGCCAGCGGGTGACAGTTTCCCTGACGCTCTGCTGGATGACGACGACGATCTCCCTTTTGACTGACGGGTGACGATCATGAGCAAGACCTGCTTCAAGTGCGGCGAGCTAAAGCCGCTGGAGCAATTCTATCGTCACCCCCAGATGGCCGATGGGCACTTGAATAAGTGCAAGGTCTGTACGCGGAAGGATGTTCGCCTCAATCGTCGTGCGAAGCGAGTGTACTACAACGAGTACGACGTGCAGCGATACCGGAAACAGCACAGGTGGCCAGATCGCGATCCACAGAAGGCACGTGCCACGGCCATGGTAAACATTCGTGTACAACGAGGGACGATGATTCGGCCGAAGCGATGCTCGCAATGCGGCCGATCGGATCTCGCGATCGAAGCGCATCACGATGACTACAGCAAACCGCTAACGGTTCGATGGCTCTGCACTTCGTGTCACGACAATCACCACGCAATGGAGAACATCCCGGTTCCCCATGTCGATCATGATTAACGACGACACCGCCGATCTCGGCGCCGCTCCCTTTGCGCGGGCCCGACGCGGCCGGGTGCAGATCGAGCTCCCGCAGATCGCGGTGCAGACGCAAGACGCGGCGCGCATCGCGGGCATGGGCGACGACGTGCTCCGAAAGATCCCGTGGCGCGTGTTGCCCTTTGCGCGCCACGGCAAGCACCGGTGGTACCTGGTGGCCCACGTGCAGCTCTTCGCGGAACGACTGATGGCCCTGCGCATCGCGCGCGGCGAGCCGAAACACATTGAATCCCTCTTGGCACTCGCGGTTGAGCTGCCGTCCATGGAGCACGACATATGAGCGCGATGGCAGATCAGTCGGCAGCAATCGACGAGGCGATCAGCTTGCTGGGGGAGAACGGCTATCGCGTGTTGCGCCCGTTCGTCGGGCGCGCGCGCGATTACGTGGAGGTGGCTGACGTGCCTGAGGCATCACCACACGTGGGATGTGGCATGATGGTCGATACCGAAACGACGGGGCCCGACGTCTCGGTTGACGAGATCATTCAACTGGCCGTGACGCCGTTCCTATTTGACCGGCAGACCGGCGCGATCCTGCACGTGCACGCGGCCGTAGTGATGTACGAAGAACCCTCGCGCCCGATCACGGAGGCGGCGTCCGCCGTCCATGGGATCTCGCCCGATCGTCTGGTGGGGCAGCGGTTCCATGCGGATCTCGTTGCAGAGCTCTGGACCATGGCCGAGGTGATCTGCGCGCACAACGCGGCGTTCGATCGGCCGATGCTCGATCGACGGTTCGGGGCCACACTGCCCGAGCGCGCCTGGGGGTGCACCTACGTCGACGTACCATGGCGGCGGGCGAAGTATCCGAGCGCAAGCCTTGGCGCGCTGCTCATTGAGCACACGGAGCACTTCTTTGCGGGGCATGATGCCGCCGATGATTGCTACGCGGCCCTGCACTGCTTGGCGATGCCATTCCACACCCCCGGCTTTGACGCCACCGAGCAATACCCCTTCTGGCACGTGCTGCAACGCGTCCAGCAACGCGTCGTGCGCCTGTTCGCCACCGGTGCCCCGTTCGAAACGAAGGACGCGCTGCAGCGGCGCGGCTACAAGTGGAACGATCCGAGCAAGCCTGGGGCGCAGTTCAAGGGGTGGCACCGGAAGGCGTGGTGGCGTGAGGTCCCCGAGGAGGCCCTTGAGGAGGAATACGCGTGGATGACGACCGCCGTCTATGGCGGACGACCGGCGGCATTGCTGAGCGGTCGGGAAGACGTTCCGGCCACGAAGCGCTTCGCGAAGGGCGGCGCGCCATAATGCGAGACTCGGTACTCCTCCGGCGCGATGACGCGAGCTGCAACACGACGACGGCGGTGCAGCAAACGCGCATTGCCATCGAGAAGGTCGCACGGTCGCAGACATGGGACATTGAAGGCGCGTCGCCGTTTCCCATGGACGTGCTCCCGCTCCTACAGGACGCGAGTAAGCTCCTCGCCAAGGCGCACGCGAAGATCCGCGCCCACGCTCAGGAGCATGTGTGGCCGGCGCACCGCGTGCATCATCAGCGTGAGCGCATGACCGAGACGTTCCGTGCAACCGAGGATCCCACCCATGGGTGACGCGGGTGACGTGTGGAACGCCGCGCGCAGCAATCGACAGGAGGCGAACGCGGCTCGCTACCACCGGTGTGTGGCGCAGCTCGCGGAGTATCCGTATCACGTGCAGCAGTTCAATCATGGGGCGCACTGGCGTGTGGATGTGCTGGGCGTCGCCTTCGACTTCTGGCCGCACACCGGCAAGTATCGCAGCCAGACGAGCGGTCCGGTCATGCAGGGGACCGCTGCGGATTTCGTGGAGTTTCTCGCGCGGGCGCGCTCGGCGCTCGCCACCTTGGTGACCGTGAGGTAGCAGACCGATGGCACTCCCTTTGTTGGCAACATCAAGCATGGAAGAGCTGCTCGAGGAATGGGCACGTGATGCCGCGACGCTGCGCAAGCACGGCCAGTCCGCGCTCGCGCAGCAGTTGGAGACCGTGGTGACGCGCGTGCGTGAGGTCGCCGAAGAGTGGCTGGACACGCTCACTGAAGGAGAGGCCGCATTGTACTCGGGCCAGTCGACGCGATGGCTTGCACAGCGCTTCGAGTCGTACGCGCGTCGAGGACTGGCGTTCAAGCGTGGGCGCGCCCGTGTGTATCGCCGGTGTGCCCTCCCTCGGCGGTCAGAGATCGTGGCGGCGTACGTGGCCGGCCAAGAGGCGGCGCGACAGACGCGTGCGGTGTCGCTGTGAGCGAGACGAAGGCGAGAAAGGAACTGTACCGCGCCGGCGGGCGCGGGGATCTCGTGCGTGTGGTGGTCGACACGGGCGAGAATCGCACGATCGTGTACTATCGCGACGCCGACGGCATCCCACGGAAGAAGAAGTATCCGAACACGAAGACGGGGCGCGATGCCGCCAGGGCCTTCGGCGAAGGGTGGTTGTCGGCGCGTGATCGCATGGTGCGCGAGCGGGCAACCGCCGCAATCAATGCGGGACCAACGCTCACGGTCCGCGGGCTGTGGGACGCGTATAAGGCGGCGGAGTTCTCGCTCGAAGTCGGGCACGGGCTACGGGAAGCCACGCAGCGCTCGTACACCCAGCACTGGCGTCGCTTCGAGCTCTTCATCGGCAAAGATCGCTTGGCGGAGACAATCAAGGTCCCGGAGCTCGCCGAGTTGAAGCGGCAAGACTTAGACGCCGAGCGCGCCCTGAATCAGATCAAGCAGACATTCAACGTGGTGCGCACCGTGTTTCGGTGGGGCGTCGAACAGGAGCTGATGATCCGCTCGCCGCTGGCGCTCATGCGGTGGAAGTCGCGCAAGGATGAACCCAAACCGCTGGAGCCCGACGAGTACACGGCGGACGAGAGCGAGCGCATCCTCGCCGCGTTGGACAAAACGGACACCCGCCAGTGGAAGGCGTGGGTGTTCGTGATGCTGGCCGCGCACTACGGCCAACGCGCCAACGCCGTGCTCCATCTCCGGTGGCAGGACATCGATTGGGAGGCGGGGATCATCCGGTGGCCGGGACGCTTCCAGAAGCAGGGGCGCGATCTCGTGCGCCCGATCCTGTGGGAGGCGTATTCCGCACTGCTGACGGCGCAGCAGGAGCGGGAGCGGGCCGCCGGCTTCCGTCGCCTGAAGCACCACAAGAGCGCTCACAGCACTCGCGAGCGACTCGAGTCCGCGGACTGGGTCCTCTTTGCCGAGCGCGATCGCGCCAAGCCGATGTCGTACCAGTCGCTGCATTACCACATCTGCCAGGCGGAGATTCGCGCGAAGGTGGACGCGAAGCCCTACCGGAAGGCGCACGGGCTCCGGCGCATGTTGCTCGGCAAGGTGCTCGAAGAGACCGGCGACCGCGCGTTGGCGTTGGAAGTCATTGGCGATCGCGATCTCTCGCAGCTGGCGAGCTATGACCGGCGCATCGACGTGCGGACGGCCGCTGCGCTCCGGCAGGTCAGCATCGAGGGGCAAATGGAAGCCAGTGCGAAACTGTCCCCGAAACGTCCCGACGTCCCCGAAAACGAAACGGCCCCCGGAGGACCGGAGGCCGTAACTTCAAACGTGGAGGCAACTTAGAAATGCAACGCTCAGAGCCACAGATCGGGATTGAACCGATGACCGCATCGTTGGAGAAATCGGACGAATCGCGGGCTTCCCTCTGTCGCACCCCGACTCGCCTTGCGGGTCTGGCACAAGAAACCCCGGTTTTTCGCGCAAGTCAAGACAGAAGTGGCAACGAAATGGCAACCGGCGACGGGATGGCAACGGACGCGGTGGAACGCCGCCACGCCGGAGCGTCCCGGTGCCGATAACGACCGACGACGTCGCCATCCTGTCCGCCCAACTCGCCTTTATCCGACGCGAGCGGTTGGCCCAGTGGACGAGCGCGCGTGCGTTCCGATCGTTCCGTGGCGCGCCGACGCCGAGACACCGTGCCCTGATCGACTTATGCGATGCGCTGGCCGCGGCGCAGCTCGCCCAGTTGCACGACTCGCCGACCTGGGCGGCGCTGGAGTCCGCGGGGCAACGCGTGTGCCTGGAGGTCCTGACGCAGGTGGTGGAACGGGTCACGCGGTATGGGACCGGCCTCGGCAGTGACGAGCTGGAGACCCTCGAGGCGTGTACCCGCCGCCGGCTGTTGGCGGCGCTCCCGCCTGACGCGCAGGACGGTGCGGATACCGAGTGGTGGAGCGTCGCGCACTCCGGGCTGCTCTACGCGATGGAGCTCCGGGATGGGGTCCGGCAGTGGTGGCCCGTCACGGTCCCGCTGGCGATCGCCAGCGAGTCGCTGCCGGCGGAGGTGCGCCAGTATGTCGCGTAACGCCTCTCGGCAGGATCTGGCCGAAGAGCAGATTGCGCGGTCGCGCCGGATGCCATCCGACGACGACTTGGGGCCGCTCTTTGCGCCAACGCTCCCCGAGGCGGCCCCCGTGGCCGCCGTGGATCACGGTACCAGCCGGGACGCGGCTGACCGGGTGCTCCCGATTACCGGCGCGCTCCGTCGTCGCATCCTGGTGTTGCTCATCGACGCCTACGACGAAGGGATGACGGACAAAGAGCTCGAAGATCTGCCGGAGATGAAGCGGTACGGATTCTCAACGGTGCGAAAGCGCCGGAGCGAATTGTTCAAGGCGGGGTTGCTGAAAGCCGCCGGCTCCCGCGGTGGGCTGACCGTGTGGGTCGCGCTGCCCCATGCCTCCGCCGTCCTCGGGCCCTAACCCTTGCGGGTTTGGCACGTCGTAGTCACATTCGTGCATCCAGTCCTGAACCCACTGGATGCCTCGCCGGAAGCGTCTTTCGCGCCCCACGGCCACCGGCCCTACACGTCTCGCGCGTGTTGGGGGGTTCACCGGTGGTCGGGGGCGTGTTCTTTGGGAGGCAGTATGGCCGTCAGCACGGCCGCTCGACTGGTGGTCCCGATCGCGCCGGATGATACCGCGCCGGATCGCCCCCTGTCGGAAGACGATCAACGATTGGTCGCCGCGTGGTTGCGGCGTTTGGAACGCGAAGCCCCCGCAGGCAGCGCGGACCTCACGGTCCCGCGGTATCTCGCACGTCGCATCGCGGCCACCTTTGCGCCCGCGGAGCCGACCGCATGACGGTGCCTATTCGCCATCGTACCTGCGTGTTCCCCGGCTGCGGCCTCAGCTTCGATCCGCCGGCGGAGCCGTTGGAGCACGAAGGGCATCTGTTCTGTGGCCAGCATCGGATCGGGGGACAGATGTTCCTGAAGCGCGGCTGGTCGCTCGACCTGCTGGTGCACTGGCCACGTTGCCGGTGGTGTCGCACGGTGCTGCCGCAGAAGCGCTATGAGCACTACATCGACGACGGCTGGGAGCCGGGCGGCTACGTCTACTGCGACGCGCACGCCGTCATCGAAGGCCGTGACCCGGAACTCATTGCGCTGCGGGGGCTCGATGAAGCGTCCGCGATCGACGAGATCTCTGACGAGAAGCTCGTCCGGTTCCCCCAAGCCGCGTTACATCGACTCGCCGGCCCCATGGCGCCGGGGCGTCTGTGCTACGTCTGCGCGTTCAGCGGGGGCGGCAAGACCGTGTCCGTCACGAACTGGATCTGGCATTGGGTGAAGGTGGCGGGGCTTCGCGTGCACTACCTGCCGACGGAAGGCAGCATCGGCGAGGTGCTCACGCGCTTCGCGTGCTTTCTGGCGGGTGCCGACGCGGACGAGGCGCTGTCGTATCGCTACCGCGATGCGGAACGAGCCGGCGACGTGCGGGCGAAGATCATGCGCCAGGAGATTGCGCTGGCCCGGGAAGAGTTGCGCCGTGATCGCGAGTTCCTCACGAACCTACGCATCGATCCCATTGAGACGCTCACCCCGTCCAGCTTTCGCACCGCGATTGAAGCGACGCGCGTCATGGAGAGCGAGCTCCTCATTGTGGATCATGTGGACCACATGGAGTCTGATGCCGATGATCAGCACCCCGACATCGTCATCTCAAACCGCGTGCAAATGATGGCGCTGCGCGCGGCGAAATCGCTGAACATTCCGGTCCTCGCGTTGTCGCAACTCAACAGTCGGTATGCCGGGGCTGGGCAAGATCCGCTGGTGAAGTTCCGCCCGCCATCGCCTGACTGGATGTACAACAAGGGCAAGAAGGAAATGCTCGGGGCGCAGATCATCGGACTGCATCGCGTCCTCGATCCGCGGGCGGACCCGAGCGCGCTGCGCAAGGTCCGCAACCGCGAGCTCGATCCATGGCGCGTGAGCTTGCCCAACGTGATGGGGTGCTCGGACATGAAGTTTCGCTTCGGCCGTGGCACCGCGCGCGGCACCGTGCTGCTGCAGTACGCCGAAGGTCGCCTCAGCGACATGCCGCAGGACTTGTTCGACCTCGCTGACGACGCGGCCACACCGCCACCAACCGCGCCGACTCCCGCCGCTCCCGACCCTCTCGCTTGGATTCACGATTGAACCGGCACGACTGCACCCATGCCTAACCTCTGCATCATCCCCGCGCGCGCACTCGCCGACGACCGCGTCACTCCGACCCAACTCCGCGTTCTCCTGGCGGTAGGCACCTTCACGTCCCGCGACGGCGGCGGCGTGTGGGCGAGCAACGCCACCATTGCGGACGTGGCCGGCCTTCATGTGCGACACATGCGAGACGCCCTCAAGGCGCTCGTCAGCTTTGGCTATGTCCGCAAAATTGCTCGCCCAGGACGCACCGCCATTATGGCCATCGTCCTCGATGACCCCCTCGAACCACCCTGCACAGAATCCGTGCAGACCCGAAAAGTGAAGCCTTCGGCACCCTGCACAGAATCCGTGCAGACCACCTCGCACGAGATCGGTGCACCCGGGTGCACGAAATCGGTGCACCAAACGACCTCCTTAGCGGCCCCAGTGAACGAGATCCTTTCAGCTGACGCTGAAAGGCCATCAGTCGGCGTAGACCCCGCAATGGTGTTTGACCTCGCCGAGGATGACGAACTGGTGGCCCCACCGATCGACAAGCGAGCCGTAGAAGCGCCGCCCAGACGCCGCGCACCAGCGAAGCCGAAACCGCCCGCGCAGTTCCCGCACTTCACGCCGGAGCTTCGTGGACAGCTTCTCACGATTTGGGAAGAGGGCGTGCGTCCATTGGCCAACGGGGAGCACGGGCGACTGTTCGCGACGTTCGGCCCCTTCTTCCGGATGCCGGAAGCTGAGCGCCCCCCAGAGCATCCGCGCGACGCCGAGGTCATGGCAGCGCTCATGGAAATTCTTTCTGCTCGGGCCGATGGCTTAGGGGGCGACAAATACGGGTCCCCAACGTTCGCCGCTGAGAAGATCCGGCCAGTAGTCCACATCCTCCGAGAATGCACGTACGACCCTGCTGCTCGTCTCGAACGTGTTGATCGCGCGCTTGGGCTACGCCGTCACCCGTCAGCTGGTGGACCTTCGTTTCGCTAGACCTGTCATTGCGGGTTTGGCACGCTCTACACGTCCCACCTCACACCACTCCGAGATCCCGATGACGACGTTTCACGAGTTTCTGCAAACCACAGCGCCCACGACACGCGATACGCGCTACGTGGAGGTCCTGGCATGAAAAACAAACTGACCGATCTGAACGACCTCCTCTTTGCGCAGCTCGAACGGCTGGCCAGTGACGACCTTGACGCGGAGCAGATCACGCAAGAAGTGCAGCGGGCGACGTCCATGGTGCAGATTGCCGACCGCATCGTGGATACCGCCCGGCTGCAACTCGACGGTGCCAAGTTCGTGGCCGATCATGGCGGGAAGTTGGCGCAGCTGCCGGCCACGATGGCGATCCCCGCGACGACCGGGCCCAAGGCATGAAGGGCCGACACATCGCGTACCGCGCGGACGAGCTCGCGTTCATCCAAGCGCGGCAGGCAGAGTCCCGTCAGGCGATTCATGAGGCCTTCGTGATCGCGTTCGGTCGGACCGATGTGGCCGTGACGCACATCAAAGCGCTCTGCACTCGCATGGGGTGGACGTCTCGCGCGCCGTACACGCCGGACGAGGATGCCATCATTCGCGCGAGGTATGCCGACTCCCCTACCGAGGCGGTGGCGCGGGCCATCGGGCGAACCACGCGGTCGGTGTACCACCGGGCGCGGCAGCTTCACCTGACGAAGTCGGCCGCGTTTCTGGCCAGTGCGCAATCCGGTCGCCTCACGCCAGGCGATTCCCGTGGCGCGAGCACCCGTTACGCCAAGGGGCAGACACCGGCCAACAAGGGCGCGAAGCGTCCCGCCGGATGGGCACCTGGACGGATGCGGGAAACCCAGTTCTCCGCGGACGCGCAAAGCTGGAATACCCAACCCGTCGGCGCCGAGCGCATTATCGGCGGCTACCGCTGGACGAAGGTCCGCGACGAACGCCGCGTGCGGTGGGATCAGAACTGGCGGCAGACGCATATCCTCTCGTGGGAATCTGTCCACGGACCGATCCCAAGCGGCTGGTGCCTGAAGTGCCTTGACAGTAATCGCCTCAACTGCGATCCGAGCAACTGGCATCTGATCGAGCGCGGCGTCCTCCCGCTCATCAACGGCGGCAAGGGCTCCCGACTCAGCTACGATCACGCGCCCGAGGATCTCAAGCCGACCGTCCTCGCCGTCGCCAAACTCCGCCGTGCGGCGAAGCAGCGACGCGGGCAACCGGCATGACGATGACGGATGGTCAGATTCAACTCGCCACCCTCGTGCTGGTGCATGGCGGGGTGTACACGATCGAGTTGCAGGGCGGCGCGCAGTATCACGGCGTGCGGTGGGACCGCCCGCTGCTGTCGTTCATGCTGAATGCCAGAGGCGGCGTCCCGCTGCGATTCACCGAGCGGGTGCGACGGACCGACGACGACGCGCTCTGGTTCGACTACGCGCAACTCCGGATGGCGGCGGTGCCCGTGCCGGCGTCACCTGACGCCGCCGCCCTCGTCCGGCGAGGCTGAGGTGCAGTACCGTCTGTGCTCGTCCCGCCGCGTCCAGCCGTTGCCGGTGGATGCGCCCGCGTGGAGCTTGGCGGAGCGCATGTTCGCCGGTTCGTGGGCGTGCGAGTTCCGATCGATCGAAGAGGCGAGCGTGGCCGAGGTGCTCTGGCAGGCCGGTCTCGTGGTGCGGCTTGAGCACTTGCCGGGACCGCGGCGGGTGCGGTACACCCTGTCCCAGGCCGGCGCGGCCGCAGTCCGCGATCGCGTGTACGGCCCCGTACTCCCCGTGCAGAATCTGCGCTGATACCTCTTGCGGGTTTGGCACGGCAGACACATTATTGCGCAGGACGCTCCACCGCGCGGGACATGCCACCACCGTGATCCGCGTCGACCCTTCTCCCGAGTCGCAATGCCTATGACCTCCGAGCGTGCCAAACCCGCATTCTCACACCGCGCCGACGGTGTGCTCTCCGACGAGAGCGCGGCGGTGACCTTAGCCGAGTTTGAGCGCTGGCGCTCCCTCGCGGGCGTTGGCGCGCCCGTCCAGTTTCCGCAGGCGCTTGGGGTCGCACTCCTCGATCTCGCGATTGCCGAGCTCCGCGCGTATCGCGCTCAGGCGGCGCTGTCCGCCATCGTGCGCGGCGAAGCGCGACCGACCACGGTGCCATAGCACGTGGGCGACAGTCTCCGGCTCGTCAGTGCGAGTGTCGACGCGCTGCTGGCGGCGGCGACGATCAATCGTGCCCTCGAGCGCGTGCAACAGGCGTCGCGGTTGTTTGGGGGCCGTCCCCATGCGTGATCGCCTTCCCGTGCTCCTCCTCGCGCCGTGGTGGCCATATGCCGTCGCGGTCGCGTGCCTGATCATCGCCGTGATCGTGTCGTCGCGCCATCGCGAAACCGCGCGTCGCGAACTACAGCGGTTCACCGCGCGCATTCCTCGGAAGGGCGCATGGCGCGTATGACCCGAGGCGACACGGCCGCGCGCTTAGCGGCCGCGGACGAGGCCGCGCGCGAGGAACGGTTCGATCGCTTTATGGTGCGATTCCTCGCCGTGTGTGTTTCAGGGTTCGTACTGCTGGCTCTGTTGCTGGTGGTGCGCGCCGTGATCTTGGCGTGGAGTGTGGCGCCATGAGTCGCGTCCCGCCCATCGACGCGTTGGCCACTCGCGTCGTTCCGGTCATCCTTGGTAGCCCCGGGCTGCCGACGTGCGCGTACCGCGCGCGCGTGCCTGGTGCCTCGGAGCGTTCCCTGTACCGCGCGCTCGCCCGGTTGCGCGATCGCGGCGTCGTGCGAAGCGAACGAGCGCTGACGCGCAGAAGCGATGCCGTGCGGTGGTATCCGACGCCGCTCGCGCTGACCTACACCAGCGAGATTGTGGGGGAGGCGTCTCGCTTACGCGCAAGCATGATGGAGCTGATGGCGGACGGTGTCTGTCGCGCGCTGCGCGAGACGGCGGACGCCCTCCGCGTGCCGGTTCCCCGCGCCTATCGCGCGCTGTACGATCTGAGTCGCACGGGGGCGGTGGTGCGGGTCGGCGAAGGCCGAGGCTCACGGTGGGTTGCCACCGATGTGGACGAGCCGTTTGTGCCGCAGCCGTACATGACAAGTCTTCGCGCCCAGGTGCTTCGGTTGCCGCCGGCGTCGAACGGACGGCGGGCATGAAGGCGACGTGTCCAGGTTGCCACGGTGCGGTGCGTACCGCGCGTGACGCCACTGGCGCCCCTGAGATGCGCTACTGCGTGACGTGCGGAGATCGCAGCTACGTCAATGCTGATGGGAAGTGGTCGCCGTATGCCAGCGATACGCTCTGGCGTCAGCGGTTCCTCACGCGGCGGTATGTGGATGCGTGGATCAAGGGCGATGCGGAGCGGAGCGGACGCTCCGTGAAATCTTCACGTGCAGCGGTCATGGCCGCACTCGCCCCGTTGTTCGCCGACCATCGCGTGCCCCACTGGCACACGTGGAGCGCCACAGCGTGCGACACGATCACGCGCGTGGCCATAGTGCGCGTCACTCAGGTGGCTGACGCGATCGTGTCTGGCCCCGAGCGCTTTGGGTTGCATGTGGCGCGCGCGAAGCAGAGCCGGTGGCCGCGCGCCATGATGGCGTGGTTGCTCTTCCGAGATCGTGCCCGGGTCGCCCTTGCGCGGTGGACGACGCGCACACGCCTCACCGACGGCGTTGACTGATGCCGCGCGATACGCGTCCCCTGCGTCCGATCGTGCGCACGCAGCTTGAGCGCCTGCTCGCCGTCAGTCCCGACGGCCGCACGATCACGGAGTTGCGCGCCTTCCTCGTGACGCAGCGTCCGGCGTCACGCGACACGATCGCTCGCGTGCTGGCGGATCTCGTCGCCGAGGCCTTGGTGCACCCCACCAGCGAACCCGCGTGGCGGCGTCGCGTCCGCACGCGCCTCACCGCGCCCGCGCGCCGATCCCTCCGGGGCCGTGCGCATGTGCTGTACGTCCCCACCCGTGCGCTGCACGACCGTGTGCGCTCGTGGTTTTTGCTCGAGGCGCCGACTGACGCCTCAGCGGTTTCTCACCCTGCACACTCTGAGGTCGTAGTCGATGGCGAACACGTTTGACTTCACGCCGTTTGATCGGCAGCTGCTGAAACTCGCGGCCGAGTCGGCGTCGGCGGTGGCGAAGACGGCGAAGAAGGCGGCGCAAAAGGCGTATCTCACCGCCGCCGAATCCGAAGCGCATGAGATGGAAGGGTACGCGGACGAGGCGATCCGCTTTCTGAACAATCCCGACGGCATCGTGGAAGAGAGTGCGACCGACGACGCCACCGAGGAGGAGCGCAAGGAGGCCGTGCAACTGATGTTCGGCCATCGCGCGGCTCTCCGCGTCGGTTGTCTCATCCTGATCAAGGATGCCGAAGGGTTGATCGAAAAGCAGACCGAGATCTTTGCCGACTCCGACGGGACGCACGAACGCGTGAAGGATTTCCGTCGGCTCGAGTCTCGGCTGCGTGGCATGAACAGCGATCAGACCGAGCTGCCGCTCCCAATCAAGGATCCCGACGCCGCCCCGTCCGAGGCCGCTGCCGACGAGGACGCGGAGATCACCGACGGTCCGCTCGGCCCGTTCGATGCGCCGCCCGTTGCCGCGCCGCTGGCCCTTGGCTCTGGGACCGCGGATCCCATCGACATCCCCGATGCCGAATTCGAAATCCTCGACGAGGAGGATGAAGAGGACGACGAGGCGGACGACGTGGCCACGGTCAGCGCCCCAATGCAGCGCGAGGACGTCGAAGCCTGGTTGAACGAACCGCTTCGCACGACACCGCATGAGGACGACGATGACGACGATGATCTCACACACTGACCCCTGCCCCCGGAGACCCGCCATGCCCGCATCCCCCACGCGCCCTGTCCGGGCGCTTCTCTTGACGCCGGTCCAGCGTGGCCGATTGATGACGTCGATCGGTCGCCGGCTGTCCGTCGCCTGGGCGCGGGTCGACGCCACGACGCTGCAGCTCTGTGGCGTTCATCTCACGCGTGAGGAGGCCCGCCAGCACAAGTCGAGCACTGAGCGCATCATTCGCGCGGATCTTCGCGTGAAGGGACTGCGCGTTTCTCGGCAGGCGCCCAAGCCATGAGTACGAAGTCCCCTTCCCGCGCGCGTGTCACCCCGCGCGCACCAAAGAAGCCGCACGTCATCGATCCGGTATTCGCCGACGCGCTCACCGCGCTGGTGGCCGCGGGGGCGAAGCGCGCGCTCGCGGAGTATCAGCCGGCGCCCATGTCGAACGCGATCGCTGGCACGCTTGGGGTTGGTGTGACGAACGTCCGCACCAACGAGATCTACGACGCACCGCTCGGTCTAGGCGATCTGCTCGGCCGACTTGAAGGCGTGCGTGAGCGCTTGTGCTCCGTCAGTGGCCAGCTCTCGGTATCGGTCGAGCGGATGACCGGTCGCACGATCACCCCACGTCTGCTGGGGCAGGACATCGCGCCAAAGGAAAGCGGACAGCTCGGCCGCGCACACGCCCTCGTCAGCGAGTGCTTTGCCGTGCTGGACATGTTGGACGAGCTCGCGGCCTCCACGGCGGCGCTCCTCTGATGCCCACGCTGTACCTTGCCGGCCCGATGCGTGGGCTGCCGAAGCACAACGCCCCCGCGTTCGATGACGCAGCGCGTCGACTGCGCGCGCTGGGCTTTGGCGTGATCAACCCCGTTGACGTGTGCGCCATCCTGGGACTCGCGCCCGGTGCGCATCCGCCGCAGGACTACCTCCGCGCGGACATCGGACAGTTGGCCACGCGTGCGTCGGGCATCGCCCTGCTCCCCGGGTGGGAGACGTCTGTCGGGGCGCGCTGTGAAGCCGCCATCGCCATCACGTTGGGGTTGCCGTTCTTCGATGCGCTCACGGGAAGGCCGATCGATACACCGACGGTGACGATCTCGCACGGCTACGAGGCAGACGAGACGCCGGTGGCGCCGATATGAGCCGCCGCGCGTATCAAGCCCGACGCAGTCAGCTGCAGCACCGCGCGGCGCGCAACGATGGCGCCGGTCTCGCGCTGGGCCGGTGTCTTGTGTGCGACGAGCGGCGTCCGCTCATCGTGCATACGGGGTTGTGTCAGGAGTGCACGACGCACGAGGATCTCGCGCTGCGGAATCAGTTCCCTGACGCGGGGCACGGGGGGCACCATGCGCGCGCCTAAGTTCGTGCCGGGCGCGACGGCCCTGAAAGCGGCCCGCGGCGCGACGCAACGCGCCGGCGGCAAGCGCACGGAGTCCATGCTGGACCGCACGCACGAGACGTATCACGCGCGCGGGACGGCGGAGATTGTGCACCTGCATCCGCCGGTGTTCGGGGCGCCAGGCGCCATGAACTTCAGCGGGAAGGGCCACGTCGATTACATGGGGGTGCTCGCGGGGGGGCGCTGCCTCGCCTTCGATGCGAAGGGCGTGACCGGGGCGGCGACCCTGAAGGTGCCGGTCGAGCTGCCGCTGTCGCACAAGCACCACGCGCGCAGTGTGCGCGATCGTCGGCGCCTGTTGGATCAGGCCGCGTTGCTGCGCTCGATCCAGAAGCTCGGCGGCGTGGCGGCGTTCCTCTGTCTGGACGTGACCCGAGCGCGCGCGTGGGTGATGACCGACGTGGCCCGCATCGCGCGGGGCGAGGATGTGAAGTTGCGCGAGCGCGATCAGGACTTGTGGCCGGCGGTGGCATTCGCGTCGCCGGCTGAGATCGCACGCGGCGCCCCGATGATCGACTACCTCAGCGTGTGGCCGGACCTATGACCACCTCCGTGAACCCCATCCCACGGGCGCGGAAGGCCGGCACGTGGTACGTCGTGCGCGATGCGCGCGGCGAGATCCGCCACACGGGGCGTACCAAGCGCGACGCGCTGGCGCCGTACATCGGCAGTCTGACGAAAACCGAGGTGAAGGGGCGCCGGCGCGGGGTCATGCCCGACGCGCCCACGCTGCGGAAATCGCGCGTTTGGCTGTTCCTGTTCCGCCACGGCTAGCGGTGCACCTGTGAGACCCGCCCCCAGACGGGTTCCTCGGCGTCTCCCCGCCATTCTCCGGCCGTTTCAGCGGCTGGGGCTCCTCTTCCCTCACCCTGACCGTCTCGTGTCATCTCCGCAGCCCCCCGCGGCGAAGGCCGCTCCCCACGAGCAGGAAATCGCGCGCCTATTCGCCTCCCAGGAGTCCGCGGACTGGCGCTTGCCGATGCAACTCGCGGCCGCCTTGCCATTTGCGGCCTTCACCGCGTCCGTCGAACAGCCCACCAAGCACAGTGCGCCGGTCCTCGTTGTTGAGGCGGTACTCCCCTGCCCCGAGGCCACGGAGCCCGAGGCCGCGCGCTTTCGCATTTCGCGCACGATCCCGCGCTTCGTGATCCGCGTGAGCGAGTCGCAGTGGTGCAGTACCTGCAGCTTCGCCGCGCTCTTTGGGGTGCCGCTCACGCCGGTCCCGGCGCTGACGCTCCTCGTGGGCGAGCGATTGGCCATCCTCGAGCCCCCGGCGCAGGGGCGACCGTTCCTGCCGAAGTGGACCGAGGCGATCGCGGGACTCGCGCGCGCTGTGACCGATATGCACTGGCAAGCCTTGGCCGTGATCTTCGATCGTACCGCCGTGCACAAGACCACGCGATCCGTCCGTGACGACGCGCGACTCCTCGGTGGTGGCTGGGGCGTCGCGGGGCGCACCGGGGTCACGCCATGACGTTCACGGAGCCCGTGCGTGTGCACCTCGTCGATAGCCGGCGTCCGGCGAATGCGCTGATCGACGAGATGCTCTGGGCGCAACGGTGCGGATTCGTCGGCTTTGAGATTGGCGATCGAGCGGTGCACTTCGCCCCATACGCGCCGACCCGTGTCAACGCCGACGCCGATCGCACGCCACGGTTTACCGCGTTCTTCGACGTCCATCTGCAGGACATGGTGGTGCGATGCCACCAGGTCGGGACGCGGGCGGACGGCACCGAGTGCCATGCCGCGTGTGGCGAATTGCTCCATCGCCGAACGGACTCCATCGGCGAGGTGCTGGCCGACATGGAAGCGCGCGTCGCGGAGTATCTCCGGACGTGACCGAGCGCGACGCCGTCACGAACAATCCCCTGACTCTCGAGGAATGGATCGTGCCATTCCTCCTCCCGTTTATCCCTCTCTCGACCACAAACATGAGCACTGCAGAGCCCCAATCGACGCCGACACAGACACCGACTCCGGCGCCCACGGAACACAAAGAAACGCTCCGGCCACCGTCCTCCGACGTTGAGCGTCGCTACGTGGTGGAGATCAAAGAGATCACCCGCGGTGAGCACCATGTGCAGGAGTATCGCCACAAAGGCAAGCGCGCAGACGGATCGGAGAACTACGGCTACGTCACGACCGTGCAGCGCTACCAGGCGGACCGCGTGGTCTTCTCCGGCGAGTTCACGAAGCGCCCATCGATTGCCGCGCTCGCGACCCTCTTGGAATCCTCGGGATGATCACGACACCGCCGTCCCCAGTCGAACTCGCCGCAATGATCATTGGCCTTGTCGCCGTCGCGATATGGCTTGCCTACCTGGACGCGTCCACGATGGACCTCTGGGATGACCACCACGCTGTGCCCTCATCGCTCCCGCCCACACCACCTCCCGAGACACCGCCATGCAAAACACCCTCGTCACCGTCACCCTGAAGCCCGTCACGTGCTGCAATTGCGGTGTGCTCTTTGGCATGGACGCGGACTACATGGCGGAGCGCAAGCGCGACCACAAGTACTTTACCTGCCCGAACGGCCATTCGCAGCACTGGTCTCAAAAGACCGAAGCCGAGAAGCTGCGCGACCAGCTCACCCGTGAGAAGCATCTCCGGGAACAGGCGCAGGCACTCGCCGAGCATCGGCGGTCGCGTATCGAGGAAGAGCAGCGCAATGCCCAGCGCATCACGCGCCGCCTCAACGCCACGCGCGGGGTCGTCACGCGCCACAAGAAGAAGATCGCGGCCGGTCGGTGCCCGTGCTGCTCGACTCAGTTCAAGGACCTGAAGCGGCATATGGCCACGAGACACCCCAACTGGGATCCCGAAAAGGAAGCGGAGGTGCGCGCCCATGGGTGACGCAGACATCGAACACGCTGCGCAGCTGATCTACGCGGTGGTGCATCGGTTCCGCACCGACGGCAAGACGATGCCATGGGTAGACGGCGGGAATAGTCTGGTCCAAGAAGACTGTCGCCGGGCCGCGCAGCGCATCGTGGAACGGCATCGGGTCGACGCGTCAGCCCCGCCGGCACGCGAGCCGGTGGCCTGGCGTATTGATGCGCTGCCGCCGCATACGTGGGTGCAATTCACTGACGATGCCGCAGTGGCCAACGCGAACCGGGTGGCTGGGTGGCCGGTGACACCGCTTTTCGTGGTTGCGCCCCATTCACGCGCGGGGCTGGAGCTGCTGGAGAAGGAGCGCGACATGTGCATGGGCTGGTACGAGAAGGATATTGGCAAGCTGACCCCCACCCCGCCGCGCCGGTTGCGGGAGTACAAGGGGGTGACGTACGCGCCGAATGGGAAGTGGTACGATACCGCCGCGTGCTTGTACTTCGCTTCGGCTGCCGAGTTGATCGTGAAGCGTAAAGGCTTCACCGATGCCGACCACGCCGCGTTGCTCGCGTTGCGCGACGATCTGTGGGAGCCGGTGGAGACGTTGGAGGCGGTGCTTGAAGACTGGGCAAACGCGACACGAGACGGCGTGCACTCTGTTGAGCTTTCGGACTTGGAACACCGCCTCCGCGCATGGCTGAATACGCCAAGTGACGCCAAGAATGTTGGCGCGGCGTTGGCGGATTCCGAAAAGCAACCTGTAAGCATTCCATACACGTTGCCGATCACGCCGGAACAGGCGGTGGGGGTGTTGGTGGCGCATGGGGCATCGATTCACAAGCTGGCACACGCGCCGCACTTTTATCGGCAAGACACGGATATCCTCGTCCTCCCCACCGCAACGCCGGAGGGCAAGTGAGCCGCACCTATCACCATCGCGCACAGCGCAAGAACAATCTGCGCTACGAAGTGTGGTCGAAGCGTTGCAAGCTCGTGTCCATGTGGGCGTTTAACGCGCTCATGAAGCGCATAACAAGACGTTACGAACGCCGCCAAGCAAAAGAACAGATTCGCAACGAGGTGACCTCATGACCCCGCCGACGCCGAAGGAGCCGGAGGCCATCAGTGAACTCCGCAGCGGACTGGCCGGTTCGCGCTTTGAAGGATGTGGAGGCTACGGTTGCTTTAACCACACATGGCACATGGAAGATGTTCTCGCCGCCTACGACACCCTCGCCGCCGAGCGCGACGTCCAGGAAGAGAAGTTTGAGCAAGCGCGTAAGCTGTATCTTGAGACACTTGATCGTGCAGTGAAGGCCGAGGCCGAGCGCGACGCGGCGGTGCAAAAGGCGCGCTACGAAAGCGACGTAGCCGCGCAAGCGATGGCGGCGAAAGACGCGGCGGTGCAGGAGCGGGATGACGCCGACGACGCATTGGCCGCGTGCCAGGCACAGGCGGCGGGGACGATTGCCCAACTCCGCGAGACGCTGGACGCGGCGGAGCGGCGTGCTCTCAATCTGCTTGCGGTTGTGCACCGTGACGGGGGACAGCACACGTCAATCGTTGGGTTCGCGGAATCGTGCACCGAAGCGGAAGCGGTAGTCGTGGCGCTCCGCGCGCAGCTGGCCGAAGCGGAGGAGGATGCGGCGCGGTTGGATTGGCTGGCCAATCACTATCACCACTTCCGCGTCAACAAGCCGTACGGTGGATGGGACTTCGCAACGCAAAAGCCCGGAGTATGGTCGTGGAGCGACACATACAAGCCGTTTCCGACACTGCGCGAAGCCCTCGACACCGCCCTCACCGCCGCCACGGCGCAGGGGGAGTGATGGCTGACATAGACTTTGGCGCATTCATCGCAGCGCGTGAGCACATCTTCGCCAGCGACGGAACAGTTGACGAAGCGTTGCTCAAGGCGATTGAAACCGTACAGCAGACGGCAGCGGACGCCGGTTCAGTTACCGTCGAAATCCGGTGCTTCTCACGCGCGGATCGTCGCGGCGACAAGCACACGAACTTTGCCACGGACATTCGGTACGCACGCGCTCTCTACGACATCGCACCGTGGGCGTTGATGGCGCTGATCCGTCGCGTCCGAGAACTAGAGAACCCCACCCCCACCCGAGGGCCGCGGCCGTGAGTAACCGAGTGAAGATCATCGAACAGCGGGAAGGCATGATTCGCGCCGAGTTGGAAACCGCCTACGAGCACCGTGACGGCAACCTGCTGTTGCGCGTGGAGTGGAGTGTTGACGACGACTGTTGGGTAGCGCGTTACCACCACGACGACCCGACGAGCAACGCCATCGGCATTGGGGACACTGTACAGGATGCGCTCGCGCATTTGTGCGGTGCGTTGAGCAGCGAGATTGCCGCGTGGCGTGACCTGTACATGGAGAAGGGAGGGCCGCAGCCGTGAACCGTGAGCACATTGAGACGCTACGCCACTTCGTATACAAGGCGACGAAGTGGAACGATGCCGCTGGCGAATACGCAAACGACATTGGCGTGGACGATGCACTGGACGCACTTGAAGCCCGCGCCGAGGCGGGGGTCATCAGGACACTCTACGAGTTCCGCGTGATCGACGCTCGCGGCAACGTGCGCGACGAAGTGGGTGCGTTTGAGACCCCCGACGACGCCGCAGCACGCTGCGACGCCGGATGGCCGCACCAAGGACCGCACCGCGCCGTGCAAGTCGCCCTCGTTGAACCCACCCTCACCGGAGGCGCGAGCGCATGAGTGGAGGATCATACGACTACGTGTACCACCGCTTCCACGCGGCAGCCGACGAACTGCGGTCACGACACAGTGAGCCGCATGTCATTGCACTGTCGCGGCTGCTGGATCGTATCGGCGTGGTTATGCACGACATCGAATGGGCTGATTCGTGTGATACCCAGTGGAACGAGGCATTAGACAAGAGCATCCGTAGTGTCATCACGCCAGCCGATGAACTGAAAGCCGCACTGGACGCCGCGAGGATCGCCAACGACCGATTAAGCGCAGCCATTCGCCATGTGGAGGGGATGATTGATGGCGCGTGAACTGCGGGAGGTGTGGCGTATCACGTTTGCGGGCGGCGACACGGATTTCCAAGAAACGGCGCCTGACCTCGACGCTCTGCGTCGGTTGTTTTCCGGCGCAGAAGTCGAGCGCCTCACCCTGCTCACGCCGGAAGCGGCGGCGGTGATCGAGGCGGCGGTCGCGTTGGTCACCGACGACCCGAGCGACCCGTGGGGATACCAGAAAGACGTGCAGTTTGACACGCTGCGCGGCGAGGTGGTGCACTACATCGCGACACGGGGGGCCGATGCGAACTAAAGTGCTCTGCACGAGCTGCGAGCAGTACGTCTACACCGACGACGTGCATAGCTGTTACGACGCGAAGTCGTTACGCGCCGTGCGGGACGCGGAGGCGGGGGTGGTGGGTATCGCCGAACACGTTGTAAGCAAACTCGATATCAGGCGCATCGACGGAGACGTGGTGTACTTCGGCTTTACCGAAACACAAACGCTCGTCGCGCTTGAAGAAGCCGTCCGCGCCCTCCACGCGGCGCGGCAGGGGGTGCAGGATGGCGAGTGAACTGCGGGAGGTGTGGGTCGTGCGCAGCCCCGACGGTGAAATCCTGCGCACGTCTCTCCGGGGGGTCGTGATCCTTCCGGACAACGTGCCGGGATCGTGTACCGTCGAACGCCTTCCCTTGCTGACGCCGGATGTCAAGAAGGTACTCGACGCCGTACGGGCGTTTGCCAAGGCGAAAGAGGCGAGCCGCGCGGCCTGGATTGAACACGGCGTCGTCCCGCCGTCACTCACGAACACGCTCGACAAAGCGACCGATAACCTCCTTGCGGCCTACCGCGCCATCGAGGGTAGTGACGGATGAGCGCGACCCAAGCCTTCGGGCTCATGCTGGTCGTGATCCTCTACGGCAGCGCGATCTTCTGCGTGTTGCTGAGGATCCTCGAGGAGCTGCGGACGCACACCCGACGCTTCACCTCGACGACGCGGGGGAGCTAGCCGTTGCGGAAGCCCCTGAAGTTCTTCGACGTGGCGCACCTCGGGTCACCTTCCACGCTCCCGTGCCCGCGATGCGGCACCATGGTTGCCCACGTTGCGCCAGATGGTACCTGCAGCTACTGCCCGCACTTCCCCAGAACCACCACCAAGGAGACCGCACGCAATGCGCAGCAGCCGCCGCTGGAGTGACACCGAACGCCGCTTGGGCCCGTTCACCTACGACCGGGCAACGCGTCGCACCAACCACTGGACCGCCCTGCTGTGCTCCGGGGAGGAGGACTATCCTGGCTGCACGCTCCGCCTGCAGGCGTTCACGCACACGTTGATCATCGATCTCCCGCCGATCTTGCGCCCCTACCGTGAGCAGGTGAAGGCGCGCTACTGGGACGCGTGGACGATCGCGCGCGCGGGCCGCGACTGGTATTGGGACGAGGATCGGCGTGAGGTCGGATTCTCGATCTTCGAAGGCTTGCTCATCGTGCGATTCGGCCGGCAGTCGGATGATTCCCGGACAGATCGCAATTGGTCATGGTTCCTGCCGTGGACCCAGTGGCGCCATGTTCGCCAGAGCTGGTACGGCCTGCAGGGCGAGCTCCTGCACACATTGCCCGATACCGAGGCGCGTCTCCGCTCGAGATTCGAGCGACAACAGCAGTTCACCGAGATCACGCCGAAGGTGACCTATCTCTTCCGTGACTTCGACGGGGAGCCGATCGAGGCGACGACGCACATCGAAGAGCGCGAGTGGCGGAAGGGCACGGGCTGGTTCCGTTGGCTCTCGTGGTTTGTGCCCCCACAGGTACGCCGCACGCTCGAGCTTCAGTTCAGCGCTGAAGTGGGCCCCAAGAAAGGCTCTTGGAAGGGCGGGACCATCGGACACTCGATTGAGATGCGGGCGGGCGAGTCGCATCAGGCCGCCTTCCAACGATACTGCACGCAACACGGGCTCAAGTTCGTCGGGCGCTCTCAACCGTGGCCGACGGTGACGGCATGAAGGAACGCCCCATTCTGTTCAGCGCCCCGATGGTGCGGGCGCTGCTCGACGGCTCGAAGACGCAGACGCGGCGGGTTGCTATGCACACTGTCTGCGGCGTGCGCGTACCTCGATTTGCTACGGACGGCGCACCGGAGGTGAGTACGTGCCCGTACGGCGTCCCCGGCGACCGGCTGTGGGTGCGGGAAAGCGCATGGCTCTACGGACAGTGGTGGAAGGACGGTTTTACGAAGAGTGGTCGCCAGCGGTGGACATTCGCTATGTCGTTCGGCCAGAAGGTCCGCTACGAGC